TCGGCGGCGACGCGCTGACGCAGGGCGGGCACGCCGGAGCGGGCGGCGCACTGTCCGGCGCTGGTACCGGTGCCGCTATCGGTGCGACGGTCGGCTCGATCATCCCCGGCGTCGGCACGGGCGTGGGCGCGGTCGTGGGCGGAATCGGTGGCGGCGTCCTCGGGTTCCTGCACGGCCGCCAGAAGGGCCGCGACGACAGCCGCGCGCGCGGCGCGAACATCGCCGTCGGTCTCGCGCAGCACGGCGGCATCGACCGTCTCCGCGCGCAGCAGGGGCACCTGCAACGGCGGCTGGCGCAGCGGCACGGCGCGATCCGCGACGACATGGGCCATCTGGTCACGGGGCCGGGCCTCGCGGTCACCGGTGGCGCGCGGAGCAAGGCGAAGGACGAGTTGTCGGCGGTCAATCAGGCGCTCGGCGCGCTTGAGACCACGCAGGGCCAGCAGCAGGCGGGGAGCTTGCAGCAGATCTACGGCGTGTATCAGGGCGGCGGCGCAGCGCAGCGCAGGCGCGGCCGGGGCGTCGTGGCGAAGACGTTCAAGGAGGAGTTCGAGAAGGCGGGACCGGCGGGCCGCCGGGCGCTGTCGAACAACGTCGGGCAGTGGATCTCCGTGCTGTCGAAGGGCGACAAGTCGCAGCGGCGGATGGCGCGCACGATGACCGCTGCGGTGAAGGACGCATGGGGCGGCATGGGTCGCCACATCTCGGTCGTCAACGGGCAGATCCTCGGCGGCTCGCAGAAGGAGTGGGGCAACATCCAGACGGCCCTGAGCGATCCGGTGGAGACGGCCAAGCAGGACGTGACCAAGGGCTTCACCGACATGCAGAAGGCCGCCATCGGCTCTCTGACGTCGATGGGCTACACCCGCGCTCAGGCGCGCCGCATCGTGCGCGGCATGGAGGCGGGCGGCACGAGCGTGCCGACCGGCAACAAGCTCGTGGACGCGAACACGAAGGCGTCGCAGACGAGCGGCACCGACACGATGACGGCGACGACCGGGCACGCGGCGCGCGGCGCGCGTATCCCCGGCACGGGCTTGCACGACAACGTGGCGGTCGCGCCCGGTCAGATGGCCGCGCCCGGCGAGTTGATCGTCAACCGGCACACCGAGCGGCGCGTGAATCAGATGCTCGGCGGCAAGACGACGCTCGGCGCGGAGGTCGCGGGCGAGCACGTGCCGCACTACTCCCCTGCGATCCTGCGGGCCGCGAACGGCCGCTACACGAACGACACCTACGGCGGCCGGGTCTTCTACGCCGAGGGCGGTCGCATCGTGGACATCCCCGGTCAGCCGGGGGAGAAGATCTTCTCGCCGATCCTCCCGGCGCTCTCGAAGCTGATCGAGCAGTACCACCTGCGGGTCACCGACGGCCTCGGCGGCAGCCCGCCGCACGCCCCGAACTCCGACCACTTGTGGGGCGGCGCGGTGGACGTCGTGCCGGGCGCGGGCGGCTCGTGGGAGATGGTGGACAAGCTCGCGGCGTGGGCCGAGCCGAAGCAGAACCAGCCGCGCTTCCCGTTCCGGTGGGTCGGCTACAACGGCGACCCCGGCCACGGGCGCGGCAACCACCTGCATCTCTCGTGGTCGCGCGGGCACTACGGCCTCCCCGGCGGCGCGCAGGGGGACCTCTCCGTGCTCGGGGACATCGGGGCCGCGCAGCACATCACCGCCGCGAGGACGCGGCAGGGCGGCCTGCCGGGAGCCATCGGCAACAACGCGCTGGCGGCCATCGCGGCGGGCTTCAACAAGCGCATCGACGCGGCGGGCGGCGGCGGGGGCGGTACCGGCGACCTCTCGAACTTCTCCGGCGGCGGCAACGCGACCGCGAATCAGCAGTTGGGCCGCCGCATGATGCTCGCCGCCGGGTTCAGTGAGGACCAGTGGTCGGCGCTCAAGACGCTGTGGACCGGTGAGTCGGGCTGGAACCACCTGATCGCGAACAAGTCCTCTGGTGCGTACGGCATTCCGCAGGCGCTCCCCGGCTCGAAGATGGCCTCCGAGGGCGCGGACTGGCGCACGAACCCGGCGACGCAGATCGCGTGGGGCCTCAAGTACATCAAGGAGCGCTACAAGTCCCCGAGCGGCGCGCTGTCGGCGTGGAACAGCCGCTCGCCGCACTGGTACTCGACCGGCGGCCGGATGAATTGGGCGGGCTGGAACGCGGCCGGGGGCAACTTCTCGGTCAACTCCCCGACGCTGTTCGGCGCGGGCGAGTCCGGCGCGGAGGACGTCACCATCCGCCCGAAGGGCAAGGGCGGCGGCGACATCACCGTCCACATCGAGCGGATCGACTACCGCCAGAAGGGCGATGTCCGGGACGCCATCCGCGAGGAGATGGGGATGCTCGCGGAAGACCTCGGCATGGTCGGGAAGGGCTGATGGCGCTCCGGGGCGTAGAGGAGGCGGCACGGACCCCGCGCGAGGGCCTCAAGGTCACGATGGAGCCGATCCCCGGCACGACGAACCCGGACCTGCTCGGGCGCAACGGGATCTTCTTGCAGACCGCGCCGCTGGACAACTTCCCCGTCGAGTACGGGCACAGCCACAACGACTACACGACGGTGCGGGAGGGCCAGTTCTCGCGCAAGGCGGGCCGCAACCTGCGCTCCACGTCGTTCGACACGCTGGTCGTGGACTACGCGACGTGGGCGTTCTACAACGGCGTGGACATCGAGGACGTCACCGCCAAGCTCATCGAGATCTGCGAGAGCGGCGAGCCGGTGCTCCTCACCGCCGCCCACGACCTGCCGAACCTCGGCTACGAGAACTGGAACCAGACGGCCGCCGGGCCGGAGTTGCAGTGGCCCGCGACGCTGCGGTCGCTGCGGGTGGAGGAGCGCGCCGGGGAGGGCGACTCTCGCTACACGAACATGTCGTTCACCGAGTACCGCGACCCGGACGTCAGCCGGTTCGCGCAGGGGCGTCAGGGCGGCAAGCTCCCGGCCGTCGTCACGCTCTACATGGACGGCTCGGCCGACGACGATCACGGCCGCAAGATCGGCACGCCCCCGGCCGAGCCGGTCACGCTCCATCTCCTCGCCCGCTTCTACTACGGGGACCCGTCCAAGTGGGGGGCCATCGCGCGCTCGAACGGGATCAAGAACTGGTCCGGCTCCGACGCGCTGATCTACTACCCCGGCTATCGGTCGATGCTGCCCAAGGGCGGCAAGCGCGTTCCGTTGCCGCCGGACGCCAGCAAGTTCCAGAAGGTCCGCGTGGCGAAGATCAAGGTGCCGAAGGACCCGAAGGGCCTCCCGAGCAGACGGCGCGTGTGGGGCCGGTAGATGGCGACGAAGGCGAAGACCAAGCACAAGAAGAAGATCAAGACCGATCTCGTCAAGACGTACGGGCGCGAGGAGACGCCGCTGCGTCTGAACGAGCAGGAGTTCCGCTTCGCGGCGGTGCGGCCCGGTCTCGGCACGATCCCGCTGGACGGGTGGATCGAGTCGGTGGAGTGGAACGAGGAGGGGTCCGAGGACGCCACCGAGTTGAACATGATCCCGGTGCTGCGCGGCTCGATCACGCTGCGCAAGAACCACCCGGACAGCCCCGCGAAGTTCCCGACGCTCCGCGACGGCCATCGCCTCCGCTGCGACGTGAAGTGGTTCGGCAACTGGAAGCCGCTGTGGGAGATGCGGATGCTCAACGACCGCTTGAGCATCGAGGACGGCAGCCTCACGTTCGAGCTACAGGACGACATCGCGCAGTTGATCCTGACCGAGGGGTCGGTGGCGTACCGCAAGGGCAAGAAGCGCCGCAAGAAGGGCTACCGCTACAACGAGATCGTCCGGCTGATCTGCCGCAAGTACCACATCCCGGTCGGCTCCGTGGTGGCCGGGACCGAGTGGCACTCCTACGTCAAGAAGGACGTCTCGGTGTTGGAGATGATCCAGGGCGCGGTGGAGGCCGAGCAGAAGCTCACGGGCCGCCACATGGTCATCCGGTGGGCACCGCTGCCGCCTGCGAAGAAGGGCAAGAACAAGGGCAAGAGCACTGGCTACGGCCTGTCGATCACGCCGATGCGCCGCAACCCGATCCTGTTCCTGTTCAAGGACCAGATCACCGCCGCGTCGCTCGGCCATCAGCGCAACGGCAACCTCGCGACGACCATCGTCGCGACCGGCTCGCAGAAGTCCGGGAAGGGCAAGAAGACCAAGCGCAAGCCGATCAAGGTCGTCGTGCGCTCCAAGGAGGGCGAGCGCCGCTACGGCTTCATCCGCCGGGAGATCAAGGTCGGCAACGTGGAGGGCCGCGCGTCGGCGCGCAAGCTCGCGAAGCGCAGCCTCGCGAAGGGCCTCAAGCCCATCCGCATCGTCGAGAACTTCTCGCATCCGGGCGTCGCGACGGTCCGGCGCGGCGACGCCATCCGCGTCTCGATCCCCGAGGAGGGCTACAAGGGCAAGCAGGGCATCGTCTTCGTGACGAGCGTCAACCACTCGCTCGCGGGCGGCGACTACACGATGACGCTGACGCTCTCGTTCATCGACCCGCTGGACCCGAACAAGCTGCGCGCGGACCGCGAGAAGGCGCTGCGCGCGAAGAAGGCCCGCAACAAGAAGGGCGCGGTGAAGGGCGCGGTCTTCAACGAGGGCGACTCGCTCGCGGTCGGCAGCGCCGGGCCGCTGGCGTCGGCGCTGGACGTGAAGCTCACGACGGACGCGGCGGTCGGCCGGTCCTCGGCGGCGGGCGTGAAGATCCTCAAGTCGCGCAAGCTGCCGGACACGATTCTCGTGCAGCTTGGGACCAACGACACGAGCGTGTCGGGGTTCCGCGCGTCGGTGCGGTCGGTCCTCGCGCTGCCCGGCGTCTCGCAGGTGTATTGGGTCAACATCAAGCGCCCGCCGCTCGGGGGAACCTCGGACTCCGACCTCAACGCGGTCCTCGATGACGAGGCCGGGTCCTCCTCGAAGCTGGTCATCATCGACTGGAAGGGCCTCGTCGAGTCGCAGGGCATCACGCTCGACTCCGCGCAGCACATCCACCCGACGGCGGCGGGCTATCGCAAGCGGGCCGAGTTGATCGCGAAGGCGATGTCCTGATGCTGCCGAACGAGCCGGAAGTCCTCCTCGCCCGCCAGTCGTTCTCCGATGCGCAGCGGTCGCTCTCGGGTCTCGGCGAGCGCTTCGGCACCTACTACACGTGCGGCTGGTACGGCACGGAACTCAACGACGAGCGCGGCTGCTTCGCGCTGGTGGACGACACCGGCCCGCTGGCGGACCTGATCGGCGACCGGCTGCGGTTGCGCTACGACCAGCGCGCCGTGTTCGTCTACTGCTTCGGCTCCACCGAACTGCCGCACGACGTCGCGATCACGCGCCGCGCGTTCGCGGCGCTGGCGTTGCTCTCGCTCGACGAGATCCGCCTGATCGTGGAGGTCGTCAGTGAGTAGGCAGAAGCTCGCGGCGGCCATCCGCGACCACGCTCGCGCGCAGGCAGAGCGGGTGCGGCCCGTGCAGCGCGCGCGGGTGCTGCGCGCGAAGCCGCTCAAGCTCGAACTGCTGTCCGGCGACGAGATCTTGGAGGAGGACGAGAACCTCGACGTCACGTCGTCGCTGAACACGTACATCGAGCGTGTCGGTCTCGACAAGGACGACACGGTGCTCGTGATCGGCGTCGATGGCGACTTCACAGCGTTCGACGTCATCGCCGAGGAGGTCCCCGGCGGCGGCGGGAACGGCAGCGGCGAGCCGGGGCCTGTGGGTCCGATGGGTCCGCAGGGTCCGGCTGGTCCTGCTGGCCCCAACGGCGCGGACGGTGCGCCCGGCCCGGCGGGTTCGACCGGCGCGACGGGACCGATGGGACCGGCCGGTCCTACGGGGCCTGCGTCTACGGTCCCCGGTCCGCAGGGGCCTGCTGGTCCGACCGGCCCGCAGGGCGTCAAGGGCGACACGGGCGCGACCGGCGCGGGCGGCGCGACCGGTCCGACGGGTCCTACGGGCGCGACCGGCTCGCAGGGTCCTACGGGGCCGCAGGGCATCCAGGGCATCCAGGGCATCCAGGGCGTGCCGGGGCTGATCCATCGCGGCGCGTGGGTCAGCGGCACCGCGTATCTCGCGAACGACGCGGTGACCTACGGCGGCTCCTTGTGGCGGTCGCTGACGTCGTTCACGAGCACGACCGCGCCGCCCAACGACGGTGCGAATTGGGCGGTGCTGGCGTCCAAGGGCGACACCGGGCCGATGGGACCGACCGGCTACGACACGGCTCCCATCGGGATGCCGCTGCCGTGGTTCTCCTCGACGTTGCCGGACGGCTACGTGCTCGCGGACGGGCAGCCGTTGACGAGCACGACGTACCCGCAGCTTGCCGCGTTCGCGCTGGCCGAGAAGAACGCCGGGAACACGGCTTGGACGCACTCCGGCGCGACGTTCACCGCGCCGGACATGCGCAACCGCTTCGTCTACGGCCGGGGCACGAAGGCGCTCGGCGCGACCGGCGGCGTGGAGCAGTACACGCTCAAGGCAGCGGAGGCGGCGCAGAAGGCGACCTCGACCACCGCGAGCACCAGCGGCGTTGACTCCCCGGACCACTCCCACTCGAACACGAACGGAGCGTTCCTCAACGTCTCGGCGACCGTCTCGACGTTCCTGAACACGGTCAACAACGCGGGCTACGCCGTCTTCCACGCCCCCAACACCGCCGGGGCGAGCGTCCGCCATCAGCACTCGATCCCGGCCCTGAGCATCGCCGGATCGGACGCCACGTCGCCGCACGAGAACATGCCGCCGTATGTGGTGATCGTCTGGATCATCAAGGCCAAGGGCGCGACGATGAGCGCGGACGTCATCACTGGTCCGCCCGGCCCGGTCGGCTACGACACCGCCCCCATCGGCGCGACGATCCCGTGGAGCCGCAAGACGCTTCCGAGCACCGGCGAGTGGGTGCTCGCGGACGGGGCGCGCTACTCGCAGACCACGTACCCGCAGGGCTACGCCGCAGCGATGGCCGAGGCCGACGCCGGGAACCCGCTGTGGACCTACCGCACGTCGGACCAGACGTTCACGGTCCCCAACCTCACCGACCGCTTCATCTACGGGCGCGACCCGGCGAACATGGGCGGGACGGGCGGCTCCTCGACGATTGGCACCGCGCATCTCCCGCCGCACTCGCACACCGGCCCGTCGCACTCTCACGGCACGAACGTCGGCGGCACCGGCGGCTTCGTCACGGCCGCCTTGGGCGGTCCCGCCGGATGGGTCGTCCTCGGGTCCGGCGCGTCGCTGACGATCACGGACCCGACGAGCGGCGCGTCTCAGAGCACCGGCCTGAGCGGCACCGGCCCGACCGGCAACGGTCCCGGCACGTCGGCGCAGTTCTTGCCGCCCTACGTGGCGCTCGCGCAGATCGTGAAGATCAAGGGCGTCTCGATCTCCGGCGACGCGATTGTCGGCCCGGCGGGACCGGCGGGCATGGACGGCGGGCAGGCGTTCGTGGCTCCCATCGGCGACGGCTCGTCGCGGGCGTTCACGGTCACGCACAACCTCGGCTCCAAGGCGCTTCACACGACGGTCAGGCAGAGCGTCGCGCCGTACTCGGAGGTCACGGCCGAGGTCGAGTACGCCTCCCCGAACACGGTCGTGGTCCGCACGCGCGCGACGGATCCGCCGCCGACCGTGGCGCAGTACGTCGTGACGGTCAGCGGCGCGGGCGGCGTCCTGACGTCGCAGAGCATCGAGGACTGGCATCAGGTCGGCAACCCCGGTGAACCGGCCTTCGCAGGCACGTGGGTGAACCGGACGGCGGGCGACTACAAGGTCGCGTTCCGCAAGGACCCGCTCGGACGGGTGCATATTCGCGGCTACGCGGAGAACCCGAGCATGACGACGGGCGGCTCGGTCATCTTCACGCTGCCGGTGGGCTACCGCCCGCCCGCCGGAGGCGTCCATCGCTTCGCCACATGGGTGCAGGGACCGGCGATCTCCTCCGGGCAGGTCTACGTCGATGGCGCTACCGGGACCGTGCAGTTCTACGGACCGGGCGGCACGCCGGTCTACGTGGACCTCGCCGTCGTCGAGTTCGACACCGACTCCGTGACGGCGCTCCCCGCCGGGCCGAAGGGCGTGGACGGCGGCGCGGCGTTCACGCAGACCATCGGCGACGGCGTGGCGCGCTCGTTCGTGGTCAACCACAACCTCGGCACCCGCTCGGTGCAGATCTCAGTGTTCGACGCGACCACCTTGCAGGACGTCACAGCGGGCGCGGAGATCGAGCGCACGAGCACGGTGTCGGTGACGGTCCGCACGAGCGCGGCGCTGCCGCCCCCGGCGTCCGGGCAGTACACGGTGGTCGTCTCCGCGCCGGGCGCGCAGAACCTCACCGATCAGACGATGGACACGTGGCACGCGGTCGGCGGTGTCGGGGAGCCTGCGTTCCAGAACTCGTGGGTGAACTTCGGTGCGCCGTACGCAGCGGCGGCGTTCCGCAAGGACCCGTTCGGCCGGGTGATGCTGCGCGGCTCGATCAAGAGCGGGACGATCAACCAGACCGCCTTCACGCTCCCGGCGGGGTACCGGCCCGTCGGCAACCAGCAGTTCTTCATCCCGCAGGGCACGCAGCAGGCGGGCGGCTACACCGGCGCGCTGGTAGAGATCACGCCCGCCGGGGCCGTCGGCATCTACATCACCGGCACGGCGACGAACGCCTACATCGACCTCGCGAGCGTCGAGTTCGACACCGACACGGTGACCAAGGCGCTCGCCGGGCCGAAGGGCGACAAGGGCGATCCCGGCTACCTGATCCCGGTCGTCACGAGCCTGCCGCCGACCCCCACGGACGGGCAGGAGTGCTGCTTCCTTGCCGACGCCGCGAACGGCGTGATCTGGCGTCTGCGCTACCGAGCCTTCCAGGCGGACGGGGTGACCCCCAACCCGTCTTCTTACAAGTGGGAGTGCATCGGCGGCAGCGCCCTTGCGGCGCAGATCACGACAGCGGAGGGCACCCTGAGTTCCATCGTCACGGACCTTGCGACGGTCGGCCCGAGCATCACGATCCCGCTCGCAGGCGAATACGAGTTCACGGGGGAGTCGATGATCGGCACGTCCGCCGTGGCGGGTGCCTTCGGCGACGCGATGATCGTCATGGGTCCGGTCGGCGGGCCGTTCAACGCGGCCGATGCAAGCGACTTCGGGCGTGGCATGGACCCGGCCTCGACCTCCGGTATCAACGCGCAGACCACGTTCCATCGCCGCCGGACGGTCGGGACGGCCGGGTGGCTGACCAAGCTGCAATACCGAGCTAACGGAACGTCGTCGGTCACGCATCAGAACCGGCGACTGACCGCGCTGCCGGTGAGGGTCGGCTGATGCCTCGCCCGCCGTTCTCCGACGTGCAGAACACGCCGATGGTCACGGCGCTTCCGGCCGGGGTTGCGGACGGAACAGAGGTCGATCTGATCGTGGATGACGCGGGCACGTACGGCGGCCCGTTGCTGTGGCGGTGCAAGTATCGGGCAGCCACGGCGGGCCTCTACAAGTGGCACGTCATCAGCGGCGGCGAGGTCTACATCGAGAACAGCTTCGAGGCGGCGTTGGCGCAGACCACCACGTACGCCACGGTCTCCGGCACGCCGACCACGCTCGTTGTCCCGTACGCGGGGGCCTACGACTGCATGATCGAGGGCTGGATGGCGTCCGCGACGAGCTACCAGTACCTCAGCTACACGGTGGGGACGGCGGCGGCGAACGACATCTGGGCCGCCATCGCCACGATCTCCGGCACGAGTTGGGGGGCGTTCATGCGCAAGCGGCGTCAGGTCATCACGGCCGCGAACCTCAGCATGGTCATCCAGGCGCGGACCGGCGCGGCGCAGACCAGCTACTACGGCCGACCGCGCTTGTCGGCCCGCCCGGTGAGGATCGGCTGATGCCGCGCAAGACGATCTCCGACAGCTACATGCCGGGGACGATCATCGACGTCCGGCGCATCGACGGCTTGGAGGGCACCTACATCAACCTCACCGTCGGCGCGTGGGTCAACCAGACGATCCACAGCGACGGGCGGCTGATGGCGCTCTCGTACACGCCACCGGTCGATTGCTGGTGGGAGTTGGATGCGGTCGGCTACCTCACCTGCGGCACGGCCGCGTACACCTACACGCAGTCCGACATCCTCCTCACGCCCGCCGACGCCGACGGCTTCTCGACCATGCAGGAGATCATGTCGGGGCAGTACAACGGCGTCGTCACGTACTACTCGCCGAAGGTCCACCGGTTGTTCAAGCTCACCGCCGGGGTGGCCTACACGGCGCAGTTCCGCCACTTCCTACAGGCGTCCTCGATGACGGCCTACCGGGGCGGCACGTACACGTGGATGCTCGCCAAGGCGATTGTCCGGTGACTCCGATCCGGTGATGACCGCGCGGGCACCGATCATGGATGGGCATGGCTGACGACTTCGACCGCGCCTTCCAGCTTCTTCCGCCCGACGACGAGTTGACGCTCGACGACGACCTCGAAGCGGCCCGGCAGGCGATGGAGGGCGACTTCGGTCCCGACGACGAGCCGGGTCCTCGGCCGTTCGGGCGCGGGTGGGCGTTCGACTTCGCGACCAACCAGTTCCGGCGCGGCGGCGCGGCCCCGCTGGAAGTGCGCGGCCTCGACCAGTTGCGCATGTGGATCGAGACGACGCTGCGGACCGCGCGGCTCGCGCATCCGATCTTCTCGGAGGACTACGGCACCGACCAGCCGTTCGAGGCCATCGGGCAGGTCTTCACGCCCGGTCTCGCGGGTCGCTACAGCCGGGCGATCACCGAGGCGCTGGTCGCGCACGACCGCATCACCGACGTCAAGGACTTCAACTTCACCGGCAGCCCGACGTCGGCGGTGCTGTTCGTGGACTTCACCGTCGTCACCGACGAGGCCGAGGAGCTTCCGATCACCGATCTGCCCGCCGGGAGGCCGTTCTGATGGCCGAACTGCTCGACTACCTCCCGCTCTTTCAGGAGGACGCCACGTCGATCCGCGCGCGGCTGGACGCGGACGTCAACGCGGGCCTGACGAGCGACGATCTGCGGTGGATCGACACCCGCGAGGGCACGTTCTATTGGGTCGTCACGCAGCCCGTCGTGATCGAACTCGCGCGGCTGTGGGACGCCCTCTCCTTGGAGGTTCCGGCGAGCGCGTTCCCGCTGTTCGCGTGGGGCGACTACCTCGACCGGCACGCCGAGGTCTTCGGCCTCGTGCGCAAGGATCCGGTGGCGGCCGGGGGCGAGGTCGTGTTCACCGGCGATCCCGGCACGCTGGTTGCGACCGGCACCACCGTGTCCTCGGATCCGGCGACCGAGGACGACGAGGGGCAGGAGTTCCTGACGACCGTCTCCGGCGTGATCGGCGACCGGCTGCTTACGCCCTCCGCTCCCTCGGCGACGCCCTCCGGCACCGGCGGCACGCTCCCGGCGGGCACGCACTACTACCGCGTGACGGCCGTCAACGAGTTCGGCGAGACGGTCGGCTCCCCGGAGAACAGCGCCGTCACGACGGGCACGACGAGCAAGGTCACGCTCGACTGGCCGGACGTTCCGGGCGCGACCGGCTACCGGGTGTACCGCTCCGACGTCTCTGGGCAGGACGGCGTGCGGCTCTACGACGCGGCGGCGAGCACCTTCATCGACACCGGCCTGACGAGCGGCATCGTCGGCCCGCCGAGCGTCGATTCGAGCGGCGGCGTGTCGCTGCTCGTGGAGGCGACCGAGGAGGGCGAGGACGGCAACGTCGGCGCGCTCGCGATCACGAACCTCGACTCCCCGAACCCCGGCATCGACGCGGTTTACAACCCGACCGAGATGTCCGGCGGCACCGAGGAGGAGACCGACGAGGAGCTTCGCCAGCGGATCCTGTTCGAGTTCGAGGGTCAGGGCGCGGGCACCGAGAACGACTACAAGCGGTGGGCACTCGCGGTGCCGGGCGTGGGCCGCGTGTTCGTCAACCCGGTGTGGCAGGGACCCGGCACCGTTCAGATCGTGGTGATGACCCGCACCGGCGACGCGGTGGCCCCGAGTGTCGTCGATGCTGTGCAGGCGGCGCTGGACCCGATCCCCGGTCAGGCGAAGGGGCAGGCACCCCCCGGCGTCACGATCACCGTCGAGACCCCGGCCGTGGTCCCGGTCAACGTGACCGCGACCGTGGCGTTCGCGTCCGGCTACTCGCTCGACGGGGTGGGCGGCAGCATCGCGCTGCGCGAGCAGATCGAGGACAGCATCCGCCAGTACATCGACGCGCTCGACGTCGGCGAGGACGTCGTGTACGAGCACGTGAAGGCGCAGTTCTTCCGGGTGGAGGGCGTCTACAACATCTCGGGCGTCTCCGTGAACGGCGGAACGAGCAACGTCGCCGTCGCGGACGATCCGGCGCAGACCGCGCAGTTCGGCACCGTGACGCTCTCCTGAGATGCCCGCCGAGCTTCACGACCGCACGGTGCAGATCCTCGGCGATCTCCCGCCCTTCCTCGCGGACTCCTACGACATTCAGGGCGCGCTCGACGCGATGGTCCGCGAAGTCGTGCGCATCGAGGAGGCGACGGCGACGGTCCGCGACAACTTCGTGCCGCAGACCGCCAACGACTACCTGCACCTGTTCGAGGCGCTGCTCAAGCTGCCGGTCGATCCGAGCGACAAGACGTTGGAGCAGCGGCGCAACAGCGTGCTGGCGTTCATGCAGAACATCAGCGCGTCCGGCTCGGGCCTCAGTTGGGAGGACGGCATGGTGCGGCTGCTCGGCGGCGGCTGGACCTACGCGGAGCACGACCCGAGCGACCCGTCCTCGCCGGACCCGAACGTCATCCGCATCAGCCTCCCGTTCGACGCCGACACCCCGCAGGCCAACGAGGCGCGCCGCCTCGCGCGCAAGATCACCCCGGCCCACATCGACCTCGTGTACGACTACGGCGGCGGCTTCATCGTCGGCTACTCGGGCCTCGGGCAGGACGCCATGTAGCCCGAGTCGATGTGGCCCCTTCCCTCCGAGCCGCGACACTTCGGATCGGATGGGGAAGCATCGCGACCTCGATACCGGCAACGCCCTGCCCGCCTCGTGGACCGATGCGTTGCAGGAGTACATCTCCTCCTACGCGACGGCGTTCCAGATCACGCGGGTGGGCACGCCGTTCACGTCTCTGCGCCTCCCGGCGTCGGCGGGCGACGGTCTCAAGGGCCTCGGGTTCGGCGGCCCGTGGCGCTACAACACCGCCAACGCGGACGCGGCCATGCCCGGCGGCAGCGCGCCCGGCAGCTACGACGTCCTCGCCGTCGCGAGCGCCAACGACTTCGCGAACGCGCCGACACCGGGCGTCGCGGACCTCGACAACACCGACTACACGTTCGGGCTGCGCATCGTCGCGACCGGCGGATCCGCGTCCGGCACCCACAACGGCAAGGCCATCGCGCTACAGCGCAAGATCGCGACGTGCGCGTGGAACGGCACCGACATCACCGACGTCTACCCGCTCGTCGGAGGGTTCCCGCACCCGGCGACCATCGGCGCGGCGACGCAGGCGGCGCTGGACTCCGAGACGTCGGCCCGCGTCAATGCTGACGTCAACCTCCCGACGACGGGACAGAAGGCCGCGCTCGCGGGCACCACGGGCGCGCCGGGCGACAGCAACCGCTACGTCACGAGCACGGACCCGCGCTTCGAGGGCGGCACGCTCGCGCCGGGCTTCGTGCAGACCATCGGCAACGGCAGCGCCCGGAGCATCGACGTCCAGCACAACTTCGGCTCCGCGAACGTCCTGCCGATCCTGCGCGTGGTCGCGACCGGCGAGGTCGTCCAGACCGAGACGATCATCTTGGACGGCAACACCGTCCGCTTCGTATTCGATCAGCCTCCGGCTTCCGCGTCGATCATCGCGATGATCCTCGGCGGTGGCGCGGATCCGCCGCCGCCGGTCGGCGCGTACACCCTCACCGTCGGCGACGGAGCGACGTCCGGGCCGTTCACCGTCTCGCACGGTCTCAGCACCCGCGACGTGGTGGTGGAGGCGTACGTCAACGCGCCGCCGTACGACACGGTGCAGGTCGATCACGAGCGCACCGACGTCAACACCGTGACGATCCGCACGCCGGGCGTGGTGCCGCCGACGAACGGGCTGCGCGTGATCGTGATGTCGCGCGGCGGGGTGCAGGGCGCGGCCTCGCAGCACGCTGCGCAGCACGAAGCGACCGGCAACGATCCCGTCGGCGGCGTGCTCCCCGTCGGCTCGTCGGCTGAGTGGAGCGGCGACGCGGATCCCGTCGGCGGGAAGTGGATGATCGAGGACGGCCGCACGCTGAACGCGGTCGCCGACGCCACGCTGATGCCGCTCTTTACCGCCATCGGTACGAAGTACGGCGGCACGGGGGCGAGCGCGTTCAACCTGCCGGACTCGCAGGGCCGCATCACGGTCGCCAAGGGCACCCACGCCGAGGTCAACGCCATCGGCAAGAGCGACGCTCTCGCGGTCGGCTCGCGCAAGATCAAGCATCAGCACGGCCTCGGCACGCTGGCCTCCTCGACGAACGTCACCGGCGCGCACCGGCACGCCCTCACGCTGCGCGGCAACCAGGGTCCCGGCGCGTCGCAGTTCATCCAGTACACGAACCTGACACAGGTCATCTCGACGGTCTACGACCCCGACAACCCGCTCGCCGGGGACCACAACCACGTCGTCACGCACTCCGGCGCAGTCGGGGACACCGCCGGGCCGACGGACGGTCCCGCGTACATCGTGAAGAACAAGATCATCCGGGTGCGCTGACATGGGTGCTCGCTTCCTCCGTGGCCCCAAGACCCCGATCCTCACGGCCCTCCCGACGGACCCGACGGAGGGGCAGGAGATCCGGTTCCTCGCCGACACGGCGAACGGGGTCGTGTGGCACCTGCGCTACCGGGGGTTCAACCCTGACGGGACACCGAACGCGAGCAGCTACAAGTGGGAGTTCGTCGGCGGCAGCGCCCTGTCCTCCTACATCCCGACCGCCGAAGGGACAAGCAGCACCATCGCTGTTGATCTCGCGACCGTCGGGCCGTCACTCGCGCTGCCGCTCGCGGGCGACTACGACTTCACCGGGGAAGCCATGATCGGCACCACGGCGGTCGCGGGCGTCTACGGCGATGCCGTCTTGGTCGCCGGACCGGTCGCCGGACCCTTCAACGCTCTCGATGCCTCTGACTTCGGACGGTCGATGGACCCCGCTTCTACCTCGGGAATCAACGCCATGTCTCCGTTCTCTCGCCGCAGAACGATTGCGACGGCCGGGTGGCTCGCGAAGTTGCAGTACCGGTCGGGTGGCACAGCCGTCACGTGGCAGTCGCGGCGGCTAACAGCGCGACCGGTGAGGGTGGGCTGATGAAGGTCTGGACGAAGCTCCTCGGCAACTCCGGCGGCGAGGTCCCGTCGCCCGTCGGCGCGCTGATGGACTACATCGACGACGTGGACCCGGACGCGAATTGGATGGTCTGCGACGGCCGCACGCTCGACTCCGTGGCGGACACGACTCTCGCGGCGCTCTACGCGAGGATCGGCACGAAGTACGGCGGCACGGGCGCGAGCAGTTTCAACCTGCCGGACGCGCGCGGACGGATGACGGTCGCCAAGGGCACCCACACCGAGGTCAACGCGCTCGGCAAGAGCGACGGGCTGGCCGTCGGCTCGCGCAAGGTCAAGCACCAGCACGGCAAGGGCACCCTCGCGACCGTTCTGGGCGGCACGCACCGCCACAACGCGCACGAGGCGATGACGGCGATGGTCGGTCCGTCGGGGAACCTCTCGACCTTCCTGAACACGTCCAACAACGCCAACTACGGCGTCTACCACGCGCCGAGCACGGCCGAGGCGGTCCACAGCCACCCGAACTCGGAGTTCACAGGCGTGGTCGGCGACACGACCGGTCCGGTGGACGGGCCGGGCTACCTCGTCACGAACAAGATCATCCGGGTCCGGTAGGAGGAGACATGGCGACCATCGAGGATCTGCGCGATCTCGGCTACGACGTCGGCCAGTCCTTCACCGGCGAGGACTTCACCGTGTACCGGGTGGAGGGGTTCGGCGTCTCCACGCAGGTCCGCGACGACGACGAGGACGGGCTTGCGTCGCTCGCCGACAGTCACGAGGAGCGCGTCGCGCAGGAGGGCGAGAGCACCGACGAGACGCTTCTGCGCTGGCACGACGACAAGGACAACCCGTTCGAGTTGCCGAAGGGGCAGGTCGGCGAGACGCGCAAGCGCGTGAAGGAGGCGGCGTCGTGATCTTCACGCTGGTCTTGAACATCCGGGCCGACGCGGACCCCCCGACGGCGAGCGTCTCGGTGGAGAAGGACGGGCAGCATCTCGGCACCCGCGAGGACATCTCCCCGAAGGACTGGGGCGGCGTGCTCGGCGCGGTCTCGACGGCCGCCGGGCCGGAGGTCGGCGGCGCGGTGAAGACCGCCATGAAGAACGAGGTCGTGCGCGTCATGACGGAGATCCAGGCGAAGATCACCGAGGAGACGCAGCACAACAAGGACCGGCAGGCGACCCTGCTGGCGTTTCAGCAGGCGGCGGCCCTCCTCCAATGACGGATCTGCGTCCCGGCGATCTCATCCTGACGGGCGCGAAGTCGCAGGGGGTCATCTCGCAGGCGATCAAGCTCGGGCAGAGGATCCGTGGTTTCTCGAAGGATGAGCGCCAGTGGAGCCACTGCTACCTCGTCCTCGACGCCGACGGCACCATGATCGAGGCGGCCAAGAAGGGCGTGCGGATCACGCACACCGACCACCTGCACGAGGGCGACTGGCGGCACTTCTCGACCGGCGTCAACGACGCCGACATGAAGCAGATCCAGACGTTCTGCGACGCGGTGCTCGAAGCGAAGTGGAAGTACGGCTTCTGGACGTTCGCGGGCCTCGGGATCTACTGCCTCACCGGCGGGCAGTTGTGCATCCAGAAGGCCGGAACCGCTATCTGCTCGGGCCTGTTCTGCGACGCGCTGACCCGCGCCGGATACGTGTGGGAGCGCCCGCCCTACGCGATGATGCCCGCCGACCTGCACCGGCACTTCATCTCGAAGACCGCCTGACCGCCCGTCGAATCCGATGTGGGATTGCGGCCCGCAGCGTCCATGCTTCGGATCGTGGCGTACGCGAACGGACGCATCCCCGCATCGGCGCTGGCGTCGATCCCCGGCGGGCAGTTGGAGAAGACCGCCGCCGCCGCGTGGAACGCGATGCGCGCCGAGATCATTCGTCGCGGCGGTCCCGCCATCCGGCCGCTCGGCGGCGTGTCGAGCTACCGCCCGTACGCGGCGCAGCTTTACTTCTGGAACCTGTGGCGCTCCGGGCGCGGCAACGTTGCTGCCCGTCCCGGTACGAGCAACCACGGGTGGGGGCGGGCCGTGGACGTCGCGACCCCGGCGATGGCGCAGTGGATCATCCGCGTCGGCTCCAAGTACGGCTGGAACCACGCGGAGGGCGCGCGCGTCGGCGAGTGGTGGCACATGGGCTACGTCGGCGGCTTCCACGGCAAGGTCACGCCAAGCGACCCGACGATCCGCAAGGGCACGGTCAACCGGGCGGCCGTCACGCGGTTGCAGAAGCTCCTGCGCGGGCTGAACCTCACGCGCGTCGTGAACGGCAAGTACGGCCTCTGGACGCGCCGCGCCGTCCGCAAGTTCCAGAGCAAGCACGGCCTGCCCGTCGATGGCGTGGTCGGCCCGAAGACGTGGGCGGCGCTTCGCAAGGCATCCGGTTAGGAGGACTCATGGCAGCAGACGTCGAGCAGCCGGGCATCGAGGAGGACCACAACGATCCCGTGCTGGACGCCGTGAACGCGGCGGTCCAGAGCAACATCGGCCGCGTGGTCGCCGCTGGGATGGCGCTCGCGCTGCCGTTCATCGGCGCGTTCTGCGCGTGGGTGCAGGACATCATCGGCATCGACCTCAACTCCACGGAGTTGAGCGTCTACATCGGCACGATCATCACCGGCGCGGCGCTCGCCGGATGGCAGTGGCTCCGCAACCGGGGCGCGTGGGAGACGCAGAGCGTGAAGCTCCTCCACGACCTGTACACCGGCGGGCAGAGCGCGACCGCGTTCCCGCCGTCGATCACGATGCACCCGGACTGGAACGAGGCGGCGTTCTCCAACGACGTCGGCGAGCCGATGACCGGCGAGCCGGAACCGGAGACCGGCGGCCCGGAGCCGGAGGGCACGGTCGGCAAGGAGGGGTGGAAGCAGCCGTGACGTGGACGATCCCGCCCTCGACGGACTACTCGTTCCGCAAGGGCGACAACGGCATCGGCGTCTGGTCGTTGCAGAAGGCGCTGATCGCGCGCGCCGGGTCGGCGATCACCCCTGATGGCGACTTCGGCACGATGACGGAGACGGCCGTGAAGTCGTGGCAGTCCTCGCAGAGGCTCGCCGCTGATGGCATCGCCGGGCCGATGACGCAGCGGTCGCTCGTGCAGAAGACGGTGGACGCCCGCGACGCGCAGTCGCCGCGTGCCCCGGCGAAGCTCCTGTACGGCTTCGCGGAGGGCGAGGGCGGATGGCTGCTCGCGGCGGTCAACTGGTCGGTTGCGGGGGGCGTGGACTGCGGCGCGTTCCAGCGCCGGGTGTACGACGATGACTACGCCAACGACGCCGTGATCGAGCGCGCGTTCAACACGAGCTACCAGTGCGACCTGCTCGCCGACCGGCTCGTCGAACTGCGCGGCATCTACGGGGTGCGGGCCGGTTCCCGAGACGGCTTCGGCGGCCTGTCGAACAACGAGAAGGCGTGGCGGCTGGCGGCGCTGGCGCACAACTACCCGAGCGGCGCGGACACCCTGTCCAAGACGCCGGTCAAGAGCCTCTCCTCGTACTGGACGACACCGCAGGAGTGGGTCACCGTCCACGGCTACCGCTTCGAGAACGGCGACCCGGTGAAGACGCCTCTCGACTGGTGCTCCCTTTACGCTGGCGTGCTTGGAGGCGTCAAGGGCACAGTCACTCGCTACGTCACCGATTGGACTACCTGAGACCCCCTGCGAGGAGGCCCCCGGTGGCCGGACGGCCGGGGGCTACGCGCAGGTGCGAGTCAACGGCGTTCGGCGGTACGCCCACGTGGTCGCGTGGGAGGAGGTCCACGGCCCGGTGCCCGACGGGTATGAGATCGACCATCTCTGCGAGAACAAGGGCTGCCGCCGCCTCGATCATCTCGAAGCCGTGACGCACGAGGAGAACTGCGAGCGCCACTACGCGCGGCAGGCGACATGCAAGAACGGTCACTCGTGGACGCCGGAGAACACCTACATCCGCAGGGAGGGAACGCGCGTCTGCCGGGCGTGTCGCCGCGAGAACATGCGGCGGTACGCCTCCCGTTAGCGCTCCGAGCGGCAACTCCGACTGTGACCGGCGGGATTCCGTCGGCGGCTCCGGTAGCCTCCGTATGGTCGCGCGGAGGAAGTGATCTCCTTGGTCGGGTAGAACGCACCCTCGCGCGGCGTCCTGCAAGGACCGTCCGGCTCCGCTTCCAGCCCTCAGAGCCGGGCGGTCCTTCTACTATGCGGGCCGATCCGACGTCCGGCGGGCGGGGTAGCTTCGATGGCACCCGTCCGACCAAGGAGACGCCCCATGAGTAACGCCGTCGTGTCGATCACTCAGCGCGCTCGCGCTGACTACGACGAGGGTCAGATCGCGCTGATCCGTGACACCGTGATGCCGCCGGACACGCCTCCGGCCGCGCTCGCGATGTTCTTGGAGACGTGCGCCCGGCACCAGTTGGACCCCCTCATCAAGCAGATCTGGGCGGTGAAGATCAAGGGCAAGATCCAGCCGGTCGTGGCGCGCGACGGGCTGCTCGCCATCGGCAACCGGCACACCGGCAGCGGATGGCAGGACGTCTCCGGCGAGTACCTCGGCTGCATGAGCAACGCTGTCCGCCAGCACGACTACTTCGACTACGAGCAGGTCGAACGCGACGACGGCACGATCAGGTGGGCGATCACGCACAAGCCCCGCAACGAGAAGGGTGAGCCGACGCACGGCGGCCCGGACGGCAGCCTGCGCGGACCGCTCGTCGGGGCGTGGGCCATCGTCCGGCGGCGCGGCCACAACGACACGTGGTTCTACGCCGAGTGGGATCCGTACGTGAAGTCCGGCGACAACGCATGGCGCACCCACCCGACCGCGATGATCCAGAAGTGCGCCGAGTCGAACACGCTGCGGCGCGCGTTCTCGGTGTCCGGCGTGATCGGCGAGGGCGAGGAGCCGAAGGACGCCGTGTCGTCGGTCACGCAGTCGAACTCGGAGGCGTCCTCGGAGATCCGGTGGCCCGCCGACGAGGGCCTCAAGGAGCGCCTCAAGGACGCCTTCGACCTCCTCGGCTACCGGCGCGCGAAGGTGCGCTCGCTCGTGAACGCCTGCCGCTCCAACGAGGACTACCTGAACCTCCTCGGCGACCTCGACAACGCGCTGACCGAGGCCGGGCTGACGCAGGTCGATGACGTCGAGGTCGTGGAGCCGGACGCGGCATGAGCTACGACCGGGCCGTCGAGCGCTTCCCGATCATTCGGCAGTCCCGGCTGGCGACCTTCGACCGGTGCGCTCTGTCGTCGTGGTTCGAGGAGAACTACGAGTCGGGGTGGTCCAGCAAGGAGCAGGCGCGCGGCACGATCTTCCACCGGTTCGCCGCGAAGTACCTGTCGGAGTGCTACCGCCAGCAGGAGCGGTCGATGCCGGGGGACGCGGCCGTCGCGATCCTCGACGAGTGCCTGCGCCAGCACGACATCGACCAGCGCTGCCCGGACTGCCCGGCCCCCATCGCGCGCCGCTACCAGTCGCAGGAGGGCTTCCCCCGCATCGTCTGCGAGAACGGCCACGACCACGCCTCGGAGTGGGTCAACGTGCCGTTCGAGGAGATCAAGGATCTGCGGTGGGTCGTCGTGAAGTTCGCGAACGACAACGCCTTCGACATCGAGTACCTCGTGGACGTCGAGCAGCGCCTCAAGGCGACCCTCACGTACCCCGGCGGCGAGCGCGTCCTGACCGGCCAGTTGGACGCGCTGTTCACGAACGCGCTGGACGAGGACGAGTTCATCGTCTTGGACTGGAAGGACACGTGGGGGATTCCCGGCCCGAGCGAACTCGGCTTCGACGGCTACTTCCAGCAACGCTTCTACGCATGGCTCGTCTTCAAGAACTTCCCGTCGGCCAAGCGCGTGACGACGAAGGAGTTCTACGTCCGGTTCTCCGACTCGCGCGAGGCGACGGTGTACCGCGAGGACATGGACGACGTGGAGGCCGAGTTGTCGGCCCTGCTGGAACGCTACGACCGGGCGTGGCACGAGGAGGTCTTCCCGCCGACGCCGGGCGTCCACTGCCACTTCTGCGCGCGCCCGAGCGCCTGCCCGATCTTCCCCGGCGTGCGCGGCGTCGGGATGATCGAGGACGACGAGACGGCGCAGCGCGTCGCGCGGGAGTTGACGGTGGCCGAGGCCGCTCTCAAGAGCCGCAAGGGTGCCCTGAGCGCCTACACAGGCGTTCGCGGGCCGCAGGAGGTCTCCTCCCACAAGGGACGCAAGGCGTGGACGCACAAGCCCACGAAGACGGTCACGCGCCCGACCCGCGATGCGATGGCGGCGGCCATCGAGAGCGCCCGGCACGGCATCCCGTTGGACCTCGACTCGCTCTACAAGGAGCGGACGGGCAGCCGGTTCGGTCTGCACACCTACGTGGAGCCGGACGACGACGCGGCCGACGCCCAACTCATGAACGCCCTCGAAGCGTCCGTCCACGATGTTAGCCTCCGGCGGTCAACCGACCAAGGAGAGGCAGCATGAAGGTCTACAGGCTCCGGCGACCGCTGTTGGGCAACGAGGTCCACGGGCAGAGCGAGGCGCTCGACGGCATCGGCTGTGATCCGGGCGGCTGGTTCATCGTCGCCCTGCCGCCCGCCGAGATTGAGGGTCCGAAGACCGGCGCGGCGCGCAAGAGCGACCCCGACACGTCGCAGGAGGCCGCGAAGTCGATGGACCCGACGGCGCAGGAGCGGATGGTCTACGACGTGCTGCGCGCCGCGCTTCCCGGCGACCTGATCCTCGACGAGATCTGGGACCGGGTGGACCCGACGCACGCGAAGGGCCGGGACAGTTGGGGTCCGCGCCTCGCGCCGCTGATCGAGAAGGGACTCGTGGTGGTGACCGGCAAGCGCATGGGCAGCCACAAGCGCAATATGCGCGCCTACGCGGCCGTCGTCATCGAGGACGTCCCCTCGGCCCGCAACGATGCGCCGGAGCCGGAACTGACCGGCAGCACCGCGTCCACCCTGTTCTAGGAGGCCCCGTGGCCCGTCGCATCTTCTTCGCGAACTTCGGACTCGAAGTCATGCAGGTCCCCGATCACAAGCAGGTGTTCTTGGAGGTCCACGACAAGGACACGAAGGACGTGTACGTGATCCCGATGGAGGAGGACACCGCCGCGAAGCTGTCGGCCCGCCTCGACGGCCGGGGGATCGTCATGCCGAACATCGTGGGCGGGGTGCCGAAGCAAGGATGATGACCCGCAAGGTCTCGCTGCCGAAGTGCGCTTGCGGCTGCGGGAACCGGGCGGCCCACCGTCACCACATCGTCTACGAGCAGCACCTACCGAAGGCGCTGCACCGCGACCAGCGGAACTTCGTGCCCGTGTGGTGGGAGTGCCACTTCTCCCACCACAGCCGCAGCCGGAGGTTCGACCTCGCGATGTTTCCCGACGAGGCGTTCGAGTTCGCCGCCGAGGCGCTCGGGCCGGGAGCCGCCTACGAGTACCTCGGCCGCTACTACAGCGACATCGGATCGGACCCGCGCCGCGCTGCGCTGATCGCATGAGCGAAGACCTCCCGACCGTGCGCCTCGTCATCGAGTTGGACGACGAGGCGCTAGCGGCCGTGGACGAGCACCTATCGCAGGGACACGAGACCCTACCGCTCGACGTCCACGTTTCCGTCCTAGAGGTCCGTGATGCTGCCGGGGATCTCGTGACGGAGTTCGACGTCATCTGCCCGACCGCCATCGAGGGCGTCCGCAACATGCGGATCTACGTCCGGTCTCCGTCTCCACACACAAGGGAGGACTGATGTCCGTGACGCCCATGCCCACACGGGCCGACATCGACGAGGCGCATGAGCGCGTCGCCGCCGAGGACGCCGAGAAGCTCAACGACGACGAGGGCAAGTCCCTCGAAGCGCTCGCCGACGAGCAGGAGGAGGAGCAGATCTCGCTGTTCGGCACCGCCGATCAGTTGACGCTGAACGTCGGCGGCAAGAAGAAGCCCACCGAGTCGGCGGTGAAGATCAAGGCCCGGCAGGAGCGGATCCAGGGCCAGTTCACGCCGGACGACATCGTTCACATCGTCGTGCGGGTCCGCTGCGACAAGGTGGAGTTCGGCTACGTCCGCGACTCCGACGGCGCGGTCGTCGGCGTGAAGCGCATCCACCATCTCTCGCCGCTGCACGTCGAGCGGGCCGACGGGTTCCAGAAGTGCGTGGACCTCGTGCAGGGCATCGCGACCGGCGAGATCGAGGACATGGACGAGATCAAGCGCCTCGCGCAGGAGGCCGTCGGCCTCGCGTAGAAGTTGCCGCTACGAGCGGGGACTCCTCACACGGGTCCCTGCACGAGCGGTATCACTGTGCGGCCTGCGGAGGGAGCAGGCACCCGACCAAGGAGGACTCGATGGACACGCCCGAGAGGGGCGTATGAGCGCGCGTGCCGTGGGATGGGCGTTGGAGCAGCCGCTCGAAGCCCTCCCGAAGATCATCCTCGTGACGCTCGCCGACTGCATGAACTCGGAGACGGCGAAGTGCGTCCCGTCGCAGGAGTACCTCGCCAAGATCGCGCTCTGCTCCGACCGGACGGTGCGCACCCATCTCACCGCCTTGGAGGAGGGCGGCTACATCACGCGGGTCCGGCGCTCGCACCCGGCCACCGGGCATCGTCTTTCGGACGGCTACGTCCTTCACCTGCCGGAAGCATCTTCCGCTAGGCCAACCGGAAGCGCGGCGGCCCGCCTACCGGAAGCAGCTACTTCCAGGGAACCGGAAAGGAACCAGAACCCTTCGGGGAATGGGAGGGCGCGCGCGAGCGCGCCTGTGATGAAGGTGGCGGGCAAGCCGATCAAGGGGGAGCCGTGGAAGCTCACGTGCTCGATCCTCGACGAGTTCAACTCGCAGACCGGCAAGAAGCTCGGAGCGACGACCGAGGCCGGGCAGCCGTCCGAGGCGGCGAAGCGGATCTACCAGCGCGTCATCGCGTGGCCGAATCTCGGCTTGGAGCGCCATCGCGAGATCATCGAGAAGACGCTGGCGTCGCAGTGGTGGGGCGACGGGCAGCCGTCCATCGGTGTCGTCTACGGGCCGAAGGTCTTCGAGGAGAACATGACCCGTGAGCCGCAAGCCAAGCGGCAGGACGGCCGGGCGATGCAGGCGCAGCGGGCGCGGGAAGCGATGACGCGGATCAGGGGGCAGACGTGACCGAAGACGAGTTCGAGGTCGTCGCGAACGCCATCGTGCAGGGCTGGCAGGGCGAGTGGTCCGAGGACCGGGCCGACGCCTACCGAGTGTTCCTGCTGCCGCTGCCGCTGCCGGACGTGCTGGCGGCGCTGTCGAAGCTCGCGGAGGGCGGCTCCCCGTGGCTGCCGACGGTGCCGGAGATCGTGAAGGCGACCCGTGACGTGCAGGACGAGGCCGTGCCGTCGTGGCGCGAGGCGTGGCGGGCGCTGCGGGCCGCGATGCGCTGCCGCGACGAGGAGGCCGCGTACGCCCTGCTGAACGACGTCCACCCGGTCGTGGCGCGCTTCATGACCGCGTGCGGCGGCTGGCAGGCGATGCGTCTGGTCCCGTTCGACGACGAGCAGTACGGCGCGCTCCGCGTCCGGGAGCTTCGCGAGGACTGGACCGAGTTCGTTGCGGTCGCCCGCGAGCGCCTCCGGCGCGGGCGCGCTCTCGACGCCGCGCAACCGCGCGCGCAGATCGGTCCGCGCAAGCTCGACACGCACGCGCTCGTGGACGGTCTGCGGCCCGCGCTTCCGTCCGGGGACGAGTAGACCATGACTGCGTGGAGACCCTGTTCGACGTCACCGAGCCGCGCGAGCGCCTTGAGCCGGTGATGATCGAGCAGGTCGGCCAGTGCTTCTTCGAGGCCAAGCCCTGCGGCCGGTGCGGTAAGCCGAAGTCCAACCGGGTCCACACTCCGAAGAAGACCGCGACCTGCGTCTTCCAGGCCAAGCGCGGCTGCGCGCGGTGCGGCCGGAACAAGGGCGACGTCGCGCACTTCGGCGCGCCGGAGAGCTTCAACTACCTCGCCGGGCGCGACCCGAAGGTCTACCGGGCGAAGATCGAGCAGTGGAAGGCCCTCCTGTTCGATCTGCTGGCCGCGAGCGACCTCCCGAAGGGGTTGACCCACGTGCTCGTGGAGGGCGAGGTCAGCTTCGGCGACAGCCGCAAGGGCCGCGATCAGGGCAACCACCGCGTCCTCGTCGAGAAGGCGCTCGGCGACGCGCTCGTGACCGGCGGTTGGCTGCCGGACGACACGTGGGACCATTACGAGTTCGGCGGCTTCGCTCGGGTCGAGGAACCGGGCGTATCGGCTGTCCGCCTGATGCTGTTCCCGACCTAGCTTCCGATCAAGGAGAGGGCGGGCGCGCGGTTGGTCCCGCGCGCCCCGCCTCTCAGCCGATCACGACCGCGACGAGCGCGGCGTCCTTGTGCTCCGGCGTCACGTGCCACGTCACGCTGTCGCGGTGGCAGACGTTCGGGCCGCCGAGCAGTTGGCAGGGCGGCTCGGCCAAGTACAGCGCCGCGATGACGTGCCCGCCGAACGGGTGCTCGACGGTGATGTCGGTGCCGTGGCCCGGCGGGAACTGGACACGGAGCGCGCGGGCCACGGGCAGGCTCGCCGGGTCGATCACAGCTTCCGTACGGCCATCACGATGCACCACCCGGCGAAGACCGCCATGAGCACCATGATGACGACGATGATGGCGAGGACGTCATGGGAGTCGAGATGGGCGAGGATGTCAGAGAGAGGGGTCATGGTCATATGCCCCCGGCGAGGATCGAACTCGCGACCTCGGGCGGTGCAGGCCCGTGCTCTTTCCACTGAGCTACGAGGGCTGAGAAGTGCGAAGGGGGCCGCGTCGCACGCTTGGCCCCCTCCGGCTTGCCGTCCAACTACCGACGGCGCGCTACTCCCACTCGGGCAGGACCGTCGGCGTCATCACCGGGGTCCTACGCGGGCGAAGATCGCGCGGCGGCGGCTCGTACCCGCCTTACGTCCTCCGGGTCATTGTGTGACCCTCCCTGTCGTGGGTGGACTCGTGCAACGACGTGGACATTATCTCACGCCGCAGTTCCGGGAGAGGGCCTCGAACCCCCGCCTCGCGATAAAGAGTCGCGCGTGCTGACCACCTACACCATCCCGGAAGGAGTGCCCATGACCTCGCGGATACGTTCGCGGATCGCATCGGTCTCGGCGGCGCGGGCCGTGCGCTCCTCCTCGTCCTGCTCGCGGTCGCGCTCGCGCCTCTGGCGCTCCTCCTCGCGGTCGCGCTCCTCGGACTGGCGGCGGCGCTCCTCGGCCCGCTCGTCGGCCTCGACCTTGATCCGGGCGAGGTTGTCCTCGTGCTCGTTGAGGGCCTCGACCGCCGCCTCGGCCTTCTTGATCTCGGCTTGCAGCGCCTCGTCGAACGGGACGTCCGGGTTCTTCGTGTTCCGCCGGGCGTAGCCGACCTGCGCGACAGGGTGGCGGACCTCGCCGTTGAAGATCTCAACGACGAGGCCACCCTTGTGCTTGCGCGAGGAGGGCGGTGACGCGAGCGGCGTGCAGATCACCGTCCACTCGTGCTTCATTCGGCGGTCGGCTCCTTCTGGTCGCCGTTGGCGAGCTTGCGGAACGCCTTCTTGAGGTCGTCCACCGGCGCGCTGCGCTGGCCCTCCGTGTCGTCGGCCCGCAAGTACGGGATCGACTGCTCCATGTAGAGGTTGCCCTCGGCGGTCCGCACCGAGAAGGGCCGGGCGTCGCCGTCGGTGAGCGTCAGCCACACGTCCGGGGCGTCGGCGAGCGCGTCGATGCACGCCAGCACGTGCGACAGGTCGTCGTCGCTGAACCGCCGGTACTCGCCGCACGGGAACGTGACCGTGTTGCTGCCGTTGTCGCGGCGGATCTTGATGACCCCGCCGTCGGCGTCGTCCTGAATGGCGTACTCCGTGACGCGCAGGCTCACAACATCCCCCCGTCGCTGACGGACTCGTTCAGGACCTTCACGGACTCGCGCGCCCTGTCGAGCACGGACTTCAACTGCTCGGAGAACGTGATCTCCGGGTTCTTGCTGTTGGCGCGGGAGAACGCGACGCGCGCGACCTCCTGCTTGGTCGAGCCGTTCGCGACGAACACGACCATCCCGCCGCTGTTGCGGCCCTGCACCTGCCCGACCTGCGTCCCGGCGGACGGATGCCCCTGCGGCAACTCCTCCGGCGGCAGATGCGCGTTGCGGCCCTCCGGCTCGCACACGACCTTCCACTTCGTCATGCGTCTCCTTCGTTCGTGGTGCCGTCCGGGTACAGGACCAGCACCGGGATCTTGCGATGCCGGGCGTAGCGGACCTCGGGCCACACGCCCGCGATCTTCTGCTCCGGCTCGTAGGTCTGCGCGGGGGCCGCGACGATCTCGTTGACCGCCGCCACGACGTCGCGCAGCGACTCCTCCATGTGGAACACGCCCGGCGCGAGGCCGAGCTTCACGGTGCGCGTGGCGTGAACCTCCTCCGCGCGCGCACACCGGTCCCGCAGCACGTCCAACTGCTGCGGGGTCACCCCCTGCTCGCCGATCAGCAGACCCACGATCCTCGGATCGGGAGCCTCGGCCTTGCGGCGCTCGCGCTCGTCCTGCGCCCGGCGGCGCTCGGAGGGCGTCAAGTTCTCGTCGTTGGCCCACACCGCGAGCCACTTGTCCAGCGTGTTCGGGGACTCCATCTGGCGGCGCTTCTTCGGTGGCCGGGCGGGGACCTCGATCTCCTCCGTCACGAGGGCACTCGCAGCCGGTCGAACAGGGCCGTCATCGCGCGTTCGAGGTCGTCCAGCGCCGCGCGCATCTCCTCGCTCGGCTCCTCGGGGATCCGCTCGGCGAGGCTCTGCATCATCGTCGCGAGCCTGCGGACGGTCCCGAGCGTGGTGCGGCCCTCGCGCGCGCGAGGCTCCCGCCGGACCGGTCCCACGAAGTCCTTGAGCATCACGGTGTCCTTGTCCTCGGTCAGCTTCTCGACCGTCTTGTCCGTGGTGCCGTAGTGGTTCTGCGCGAGCAGATGCAGGTGCGGCGCGAGTTCGGTCACGCGCTGGTCGGGCGGGAAGCGCTTCGCGGCCCGGCGCAGCAACGCCACCCACGACTCGCTCACGCCGATGTCCTTCGCCAACTCCTCGACGGACACGCCGTCGGCCATGCCCGCCTCACCGAACTGGCCCCGGTTGACGACCCTCACCGAGAGCAGCAGGTCCGCCAGCGCCCACGTCGTCTCCGAGCGCTTGCTCGTCTGGACGCGGATGTCGGCGACCTTCGCCTTGGCGTCGTCGATCAGCTTGTCGTACTTCTCCTTGTCCATCATCGCCTCCGACCGCCGGTCTGGTCGGCCGAGTGCCACCCCTTGCACCGGCCGCACTGCTTCGCGCCCGGTCCGGCCTCGGCCTTGGTCCGATAGCGCCTGCCGTAGATGGGGCATTCGCCCACGTTGCCCTTCGTCGCCGACCGGGCCGCGCCCTTGCCGCCCTTCGTCCGGCTCGAAGACCTGCCTTCACGTGACTTGCTCATTGCTCTCCTTCTTGAGGGGACCTGACGGGACTCGAACCCGCACACGACGAGGGATAACCGCCTCCGGCTCTACCGCTTGAGCACTACAGGCCCACGTTGTTGCTACTCCCACTTCTCGGCGGCAGCGCCCTGCGTGAGCACCTTCGCCGCCGCCGCGTTGTGGAACTCCTCGGCCTTGTCGCCCCGCAGGAACCGCCGCGACTCCACGACCTCGCCCTGCTCGTGGACGCGGACCTCGTAGCGGTAGGCGACCTCGGCCTCCTTGGCTTGGTTCGCCTGCTCCAAGAGCTTGCGGAACGCCGGGGTCTTGATCCCGTCCATGAGGTCCCGCGTCTCGACGTAGAGGTTGCTCGTGGGATCCCCGGTGCGCTTCACGAGCCGCAGGTCGATCCACCGGCGGGGGCGCTCCGCGACGCGCATGGCGCGGGCGTAGCCGAGCCGGTAGCAGGCGAAGCCGAACACGGCGAACAAGACGAGCAACAGGGTCACTTGGTCTTCCTCTGTGTCTTCTTCGTGTGGGACTTGTCCTTGTGCGGCAACTCGGCGGCGTGCTTGTTGCCGCTGGTCTTGAACGCGCCGTCTTGGATGAAGTCGTCCGCCCGGCGCATCGCGTCTGCGGCCCGCTGCATCCCCATCGACTTCGCGCGCGCCTTCTGGCGGTCGCGCTCGGCGCGGTCCATCTTGGCCTGCTGCATCCGCTCCCACGCGCGGTCGCGGTTCTTCACCCGCAGACGCGCGCCGCCGGTGCCCTGCATCAGGTTCCGCCGCTGCGTGTTGTCCACCAGCCGGACCGGCAGGCCCCTTGCCGGGGCCTCCGCGTAGCAGCCCGGCGTCGCGAGCCACTCCGGCGTCATGGTCGCGTGGACCTTCGGGCCGGGCGGCAACGGCTTGTAGTGGTAGATCTGCTCGCGGGGACCCGTGCCGTTGATCGAGTCCCCACTGTCCTCGATGATCCCGTGCCAGAGCGCGGCCTTCACGAAGCGGGAGGCGACCTCCTGATGGACCGCCATTGCGTCGGCTAGATCGGACGGCGTGAAGATGTTCAGCCACCTGATCCACATGCGTGCCTCGGCGTAGGTCGGTCCATCGGAGATCACTCTCAGCCCTCCACTCCTCAGACGGGATAGCCCGCGCGACGAAGGCGCGTTCGGTCGTTGAGGACGCTACGTGAGCTACCGGGCGTCGCCGAGATCAGCACCCGCTGCTTGCCCGTGATCTTCACCGCGAAGTGCCCGTTCGCCGCGTGCGCGACGTCTGCGCCCTCGGCGACCAGCTTCGCGATCAGCGCATCGACCTCCGGGTTCTTGGCCTTCACGCGCCCGCCGGTGCCCGGCACCGGAGCGCCACCGCTGCCGGAGGGTGCCTCGACCGGCCGCCGCGCGGCGTCGAGCTTCGCCGCTGCGCCGGGATCGGTCGGCTTGCGGTACTCGAACATCCGCATATCCGACGACGGCGACTCGTCGCTGACGATCTCCTTCGCGACGAGGGCCTCAAGGCAGCGCAGCGCCAGCGCCGGAGACATCTTCGTCTCCTCGGCTGCCTTGTGCTGGTTGAACGCCGTGCCCACCGGCTGCTCGCGGACCCATGCCTGCATCCGCGCGACCGCCTGCGGGTTGACGCCGACCTCCGGCTCCGGCAGCGGCGGCTGCGCGTCGATGGCCTCCTTCGCCTCACGCGCCTCCGGCTCCGCGACCGGCCGGTCGGCCGTCTGGTTCATCTGGTCCAGCGCGTGAAGCGCGACGCGCATCGGCTTGCCCGGCTTGGCGGGCTGGCCCGCCGGGATCCACCGCTTACGGCGGTCGGCCTTCTCCTGCACGATCAGCCCGGCCTCCCGCAGCTTGCGGAAGTGGCTGCCCACCCGGTTGTCGTGCGCGGAGTTGTCGCGCTCCCCGTAGATGACCTCGGCGATCTCACCGGCGAGGCTGTTCGGGTGGTCGGCCAGCGCCAGCATGATCCGGTGCTGCAACTCGGCGGTCTTGATCCGCGACTTGAGCGGCCCGCCCTCCTGCGCGGCGGGCAGGTAGCGCAGGTACTCCGGCACTGCCTCGATCCCCGGCCACGTCGGCTTGCGCCGTACGGCTCCGTCCTCGCGGACGTAGGTCTCCTTCGGCTCCGGCTCCTTCGTGACCGGCTCGGCCGGGGGCGGCGTCGGGGTCTGCCCGGCGAGCTTGAAGCCCTGCTCGGTCTTGATAACCCGGTCGCCGAGGTAGTCGAGCGCCTCGCGGAGGTTGGCCGCGTAGACGTCCGACTTCTTCATCAGGTCGTTCCAGCGCAGCGGTCCGGCCGCGAGCGCCTTGAGGACCGCATCGGCGCGCTCGCGCACGACGTCCGGCTCGGTGACCTTCGGCTCCGGCTTGCGCGTGACCGGCACGTCGATCTCCGGCTCGCGCTCCGCTACCTCGACCTCGCCGTGCGGCGTGACCTTGAGCGGCGGGGCCTTCGGCTCCGGCTTCGGGGCGACGGGCGGGGCGACGGGCGGTCCGGCGTACGTGCCGGGGAACGCGGTGTCCGGGATCTCCTCCCCGGTCAGGGCCGCGAGCGACGCGACGAGCTTGCCGCGCTCGGCCAGCAGGTCCGCAACCCGCTGGTTCAGTTCATCGTCGATCTCGCCGATGCGCTCGCGCGTGGCGGCGACGATGGCGGTGAGGTCGAGCGGACTCATGCCGCAAGCTCCCGCCAGCCCGTGAGGGCCGCGTCGTCCTGCTCCTCCACGACGAGCTTCTCCCCCTTGGCGACGAGTCGCGTGGCCGCGAACGCCTTCAAGCGGGCCTCGCCGTCGGTGGCGGCCATGACCTCGATGAAGTCGTGGGCCTCCAAAGCGCGGGCGAGGTAGTCGTCGGGAAGTGTTCCGTTGTGCCGCATCTTTTCCCGTGTCACCGGGTCAAGCGGAACGCGGACGACGCGCAGCGTGTAGGCACGCTCCTGCGTCTCCTGCATGTGGTCCTCCATTGGTCGGGTACGGCGTCCACGATCTTACACAGACCGGGAACCTAGCGTAGTCCACAAAGTTAGCAAACTGCGGTAGTATCCGGGGCGGCATCCCATGTGGGGGGATGACTCGACCGCGAAACGAAGGGCTGGAACCATGCCGAGCAAGTCCAAGACGACGAAGACCACCGCCGCGAAGTCCAAGAAGCCGCCGAAGGTGTCCGCCCGCGAGGCGGCCGAGGTCGTGCTTCTTTCCGAGGGGCGTCCGATGCACTACCGCGAGATCTCGCGTGTGGCGCTCGAACGCGGCATCGTGGCAGTGCGGGGCGGCCGTCGGCCCAACCCCGACCGGACGACCAAGACGATGCGCTCGTACCTAGCGGACTGCGCGAAGCAGGACGTGAAGTTCGTCCGCATCGAACCGGGGGTCTTCGACCTCAAGGACCGCACGGCACAGTCCGAGCAGAAGACCGAAAGCGCCTCGTGAACGGCCTCGCTTTCGTCTTGTGCTTGGCCGTCGTGGCGTTGGGCCTCCTGATCGCGTACGCCAAGCGCCGCGATCAGGAGCAGCAGGACGCCGCCGACGACGCCGAGCAGGTCCGCGACGGGCAGCAGTCATGGCCGCTGGACCCGACCCTGCGCCACGCGCGCGAGGTCCGCAAGACGTTCGACGATCTCCCGTACCGAGGCGGGAGAGGATGGAAGTGACCGAGACCAGATACGTCGGGACAGCGGAAGCCGCTGAGATCCTCGGCGTCGAAGTCCCCCGCATCACCCGCTGGCGTCGGTCGGGACGGATGCCCCCGGCCGTGAAGGAGTTGGCGGCGACCCCGGTGTGGCGGCGCGAGGATGTCGAGATCCTCGCGAAGCACGGCGAGTGGAAGGTGAGCCACACGCGCTCGGGCCGCCCGCCGAAGGAGAAGCCGTTCAACGGCACCGGGGAGGCGGCCGAACACATCGGCGAGATCCTCGGGCGGAAGGTGGACAAGTCGCAGATCGGGCGGTGGCGGCGCGCCGGGGTGTTCCCCGAGCCGTCGTTCCGTCTGCAAGCGACGCCGGTGTGGGAGGACAAGGCGCTGAACGCCTTCGTCGCGTCCCGCCCGGTGAAGGCCGCCTGACGGCCCGGAGCGGCCGTTCGTCGCATCCGAAGGTGATCGGCGGGCAGTAGCGGGCATTGACACGTCCGTTACATTGCCCGCCGATAACCCGACGTTCCCGACCAAGGAGGTAGCGCCCACGGCCATTCCGCCGCGCCCTTGAAGTAGCCGACGTTGATCCGTCGGCGGTGTAGAGGGAGACCACGCGGCCCGCTGGACGATGCAGAAACCCGTCAGGGGAGTTACCCATGAGAAGGACCATCGTCGCCTTCACGGCGGCGCTTTTGTTCATGGCCGCGCCGAACGCGCAGGCCAGCACGAGGGGCGATCTGTCCCACGCCGCGAAGCAGTTGCGGCACAAGGTCGTGATGAAGTTCGGCAACAAGGCGGCCGGGCGCGACATCGTGAAGTACGGCGTCGTGTTCGTCACGAGCGCGCACACGGAAGCGGTGCGCCGCCCGAAGCTCCGGGAGCTTCGGAAGTACAAGAACCAGTTGAACCTGATCGCGCGGCCCGCGCCGCAGTTCACGCGCAGGACCGTCGGTCCCCCGTCGCAGCCGCCTGCCGGTGTGCAGACGCCGAGCGTGAAGGCAACCCTGCCGACCTGCACGTGGATGCCGGAGTCGGGAGGCGACTACAACGCCTACAACTCGTCGTCCGGGGCGCGCGGGAAGTATCAGGTCATCCCCTCCACGCACGCCGCCCATTGCTCGGATCTCGGCTGGTCGCCGGGCGAGCAGGAGGAGTGCGCCGCCCGCGTCTTCAAGGCGCAGGGCGCGGGCGCGTGGGTGAACTGCTGACCGGCTCGGCCGGGTAGCACCCACGGTGCCGGGCGGCGCGCCAGATCCACCGCGCCGTCCGGCACCAGTTCGACGATCCGAAGCGGTCGCCGAGCAGCGGTAGCCTCAGTGCATGGAGGATGTCCGTGGATGAGGCGAGCCGACCCCGAGTGGTGGCTTTCGTGGTCCCCGGTCGCGACACGCATGGTGGGCTACTTCGGGGTCCTGTTCGTGACCGTCGTGTGGCTGGTCGCCGCGAGGTTCGAGCCGATTCTCCTCGGGTTCTTCGGTTCCCTGATCGCGGGCGGGGAGGGACTAGACGCGATCAAGGACTTCCGTCGAACGGCGGCCCGGCCCCCGGAGCCGACCGAGCCGGAGCCGACCTGATGCGCGCCTTCGCCTCGAAGCACCGCTTGGTCATCTCAAGCGCCTTCCTCGTGGTGTTCGCCGCCTACATGGTCCTTTCGGTCGCGACCCCGCGCGTCGCGACTCCCATCGGCATCGGCCTCGTCGGTCTGGTGTTGGCGTTCTCGGTGCTGGTCCACATGCCCACGGACCCGCCGAAGGGACGCGACGGTGCCGACGTTTGACCAGCGCGACATCGAGCGCCGGTTGAAGCCCCACGGGGACGGCAACCTCGTCCGTGAGATCTCCGGCCTGATCGCGCGCATGGACGAGCGCTACTGGCGCGTGCTCTGCCGCATGTGGCTGGCGGGGGCCGTCGCCTGCATCTTCCTGCTCGGCACGATGGCCTCGACCGCGATCCTCGTGAAGGACAACCGCCACCTGATCCACCGCCTCGATGAAGTCGCGGTGGCCGCGCAGACACGCGGCGCGCGCACCGACGCCAAGCAGTGCCGGGACATCGAGGAGTTGAAGGGCGTCGCGCGCGCGAGCACGCTCGCGAGCATCGCCCGGATCCGCAAGAGCAAGTCGTTCTCCGAGGAGGAGAAGGCCGGGTTCATCCGGGACTCCGAGGCGTTCCTCAAGAAGATCCCGCCGCTCACGGGCCGCGATCCGCGCACCGGCAAGCGCCTGCTCGGCGTCGGTGCCTGCCCGACGCTCCCGAGTCAGCGCACCGCAACGCCCTGATCCGTCCGGCCCGGACGGCACGATCCGGGCGTGGGAGATCTTCTGACCGGCGGCGACGCGAAGCGCCGCGACGAGCAACTCCTCGACGACGCCTTCGAGGTTCTCGACGAGGCCGCCGAGATCATCGCGCCGCGCGCGTGGGTGGCGCTGTTCTCGGGCGGCCACGACTCGCTCACCGCGACGACCGTGGCGTTCGAGTGGGCGCGCGCCCGCGACGTCCCGCTGACGGCGGCGCACATCCGTACCGGGACCGGCATCCCGGCGACGACGGAGTACGTCAAGGAGGTCTGCGCGGCGCAGGGCTGGCCGCTCAAGATCTACGATCCGCCCGTTCCGTACGAGGAGATCGTCCTCGAATACGGCTTCATGGGGCCGGGGCAGCACGGCATCGCGTACAACCGCCTCAAGGAGCGCTGCCTGCGGCAGATCGTCCGCGAGGCGAAGGTCGAGTACAAGGACCGCATCGCCTTCGTCACCGGCGTGCGCTCGGACGAGTCGCTCCGCAGACTCCGGCACGTGGACCGGATCCAGAAGGGCGACGGGGCGCAGTGGTGGGCCGCCGCCGTGTGGAACTGGACCAAGATCGAGTGCGCGAAGTTCACGTTCGGATCGCGGAAACTGCCTCGGAACCCGGTCGTTGACCTTCTCCACATGTCGGCAGAATGTCTCTGCGGGGCGTTCGCGCGGCCCGGCGAGATGCAGGAGATCGAGGCGTGGTTCCCTGAGCACGCCGCGTGGCTCCACGACCTCGAATCGAAGGCGCAGGCGAAGGGCCTCCGGGCGTGCCGGTGGGGCCAGCGCCCGCCGCGCATCCACGCGGACCAGATGAAGATGGTCTTCGGCGAGGAGTGGGACGCCGCGATCCCCGGCGTCATGTGTCAGGGCTGCGCCCTGTCGCCCGAGGAATAGCTCAAGTCCGGGTTGGATCCTGCCGATAGGACTGCTAACATCGTGAACCACTTCTCAGGTCGGGAAGCGTCGGGGGCCGCGCCGAAAGGCGCGGCTTCTGTCGTTCTGGGGGGCGTCCGGCGGCGACCGTAGGGTCGCCCCATGAACATCAACCGGGTGGTCATCACCGGCAACCTCACCGCCGACCCCGACCTCAAGACCACGCCCTCCGGGACCTCGGTCTGCAAGCTGCGGATCGCCTCGAACGAGCGCGTCAAGGACTCCAACGGCGAGTGGGGCGAGCGCCCGAACTACTTCACCGTGACGGTGTGGGGCGCGCAGGGCGAGAACTGCAACCGCTACCTCGCGAAGGGCCGCCCCGTCGCCATCGACGGCCGCCTGCGCTGGCGCGAGTACCAGACCAACGACGGCGGCAAGCGCGAGGCCATCGAGATCGTCGCGAACTCCGTGCAGTTCCTCTCCGACGGCAAGCCGCACGAAGCCGCACCCGCCGCCCCCGCAACGGGGGGCGACGAGTACGGATCGGGGAGCGTCGCCGGAGGGGGGTTGGCCGACGACGACATCCCCTACTAGGCGGCTTCCCCTCCTCGGTCCGCCGCCAACGCGAACGCCCTCGCCTTCGGCGTGGGCTTGTAGATGCAGGAACGCGGGCCGTAGTACCGCTCGGCCAGCCCGTCCCTCACGTACCGGCGCAAGACCTTCGCGATCTCCGCGCTCAGTCCGGTCTGGACGGCTTCCCGCTCCGTGATGTCGTAGTGGCGTGCGGCCACAGCGCGAGCCTCCGCGAAGTCACTGATCTCCGCGAAGGTCCGCAGCAGGTCGTCGCCCTCTCCGACGTCTGCCATGCCTTCCTCTCCTTGGTCGGTCGCTCCTGAAAACGAGCGTACCAACGAGTGCGACCCGCTGGAAGCGGGCCGCAGTTGGAGGTTCTGTGGAGGGTTTGGTCAGCCGCCGATGGAGGCCATCAGCGCGGCCTCGATCTGGTCCTCGGCGGCGGTCTCGGCGACCGGCTTCGGCGGGGCGATGATGGCCTCGCCCTCGACGGCCTTGTCGATCAGCGCCTTCTTCATCGGCACCGCCTCGTCCTCGGCCGCGCCGAGCGCGACGAGGCCGTCCTCCATCCCGTCGATGACGGTGCGGACCATGTTCACCTGCTTCTGCTCGACCTGCGCGAGGTTCGGCGAGAGGACAGCCTCGTCCGGCTCGCGCATCGCGGCCGGGAACGCGACCTCGTTCATGACGAGGCACTGCCGCGCCGGGTCGGCGTACATGAAGCAGAGCTTCTGCCGGGTGCGCGCCGAGCGCTTCATCACGAGCGCGGTCGCGGGCCGCTCGTCGTCGCCGAGCAGCGCCTCCATGAGGAGCCGGTACGCCTTCGGCGAGCCGTCCTTCGGGGACTGCACGAAGTAGATCGCGGTCACGCGGTCACCGAACTTCTCGCGCACGTCCGCGAGCGGCGCGCTGCCCTCGACCACGATGGTCTTGAGCTTCGTGGACTCCTCGATCTCCTTGATCGACTCGTCCGGGATCGGCTTGAAGTGGTCGCCGATGCGGACGCCGCGCTGGCGCTGGTCCCACTCGAAGACCTCGCCGGTCGCCTCGTCCACGTACTGCGTCTTGTAGGGCGCGCCGGACGGGGCGGCGGCGTCGAACTTCACGTCGGCCTCGGCGGCGGTCGCCTTGCAGACCTGAATCGGGAAGGCGAACAGCGGCTTGACCTCGCCGGTGATCTCGTCCGTCGTGGTCGTGACGGCGAGCAGGTGGTTGTCTCCACGCATGGGAGTCCTCCGTTGGTCGGGCGTTGGGCGGGCACCCCCAATGGATGCGCGCTTGCCGCCGGGTTGTCCATGATGTTAGCGCAGATGGAGGACGGAATCCAGGCATCGGACGCTTGTCCATTCGTACCGGTGCTGCTAACATCATGGACGCAGGGTGCCGTTGACTCTGGTGCCCCCTTCCCGACCAAGGAGCAGCAAATGTCCAAGATCAAGGCCGACTTCGCCGACGCGGCGCACGACGGCAAGACCGTCAAGGCCCACATGATCGGCGGCGGCAGCCTCTACGGCATCGCCTGCGAGGAGTCCTCCGACGGCGACCACTTCAACCTCGCCAACGTGAACACGTGCGAGTTGCAGTTCACGTACGTGGCCTTCGACGAGGTTCTGTCCTTCGAGGTCGTGGCGTGAGCGATCTCGCGATCTGGGCGGTGAGCGTCGCCGCCGTTGTCTTGCCGCTCGGGGTCAGCAAGATCGCCGAGGAGGTCATGGTCGCCCCCGCGCGCCGTCGCGCGCGGGCCGCGCAGGCGCGCCTCGCGGAGGCGCAGCGGCGCGCGGACTACGCCGAGGCCCGGATGAAGGAGTGGACGCTATGACCGCGACGCTCTCGACCGCCGAGTGGCGGGCGCTCGCCGCCAGCGGCGATCTCGTCGCGCTGGCGAAGCCGGTCAAGACGCAGCCGACCGGCGAGTTCCTCGTGGAGCCGAAGTTCGACGGCTGGCGGCTCGTCGCCATCGTCGGCGGTGACCGCACGCACCTGTACGCGCGCTCCGGGCAGTCGCTCACCGGCAAGCTGCCCGCCGTGGAGGCCGAGTTGTTCGAGCGCTTCCCCGCCGGGACCGTCCTCGACGGCGAGGCCGTCGCGCTGCGCGTGCAGGACGGCAAGATCCTGAACGAGTGGAGCATCGCGCAGAACGTCCTCTCGACCGCCGGTGCGCACATCGCCGCGCCGCGCATCACGTTCATGGTCTTCGACCTTCTCGCCCACGCGCACATCGACGCGCGGGCGCTGCCGCTGCGCGGGCGGCGCAAGCTGCTCGACCGCATCTTCGCCGCCGAGAGTTTCCAGAAGGTGCAACTTTCCCCGGCCGTCGTGGCGTCCGGCGAGGAACTCGCGAGCTACCACGCCGCGCACATGGCGCAGGGGTTCGAGGGCACCATGCTCAAGCGGCTGGACGGCACCTACCGCTCCGGCGCGCGCGACTGGTCGAAGTTGAAGCCGCAGCAGACCCGCGAGGTCGTCGTGATGGGCTTCAAGCCCGGCCAAGGCGGCTTCAAGGGTCTCGTCGGGGCCGTCGAGTTCGGCGAGTACAACGCCGCCGGGAAGCTGGTCTACATCGGCCGCTGCTCCGGCATGGACATGCGGACGCGCCGCCACATGACCGCGCACCCGGAGGAGTGGGTCGGCAAGGTGATCGAGGTCGCGCACTTCGACCCGGCGAAGAAGGGCGGGCGCGCGCGGTCCCCGCAGTTTCGGCGGATTCGTCCCGACCGGGACCCCGTGACCATCCGTTCAGGAGGCTAGCCTCGGTGTCCCGACCAAGGAGCGCCCCCCGATGCAAGACCTCATGGACCGCTGGACAGACGCCGAGCGGGCTATCGAAGATGCCTTCGAGGCCATCCAACGGCGGCTCGACGAGTTCCGGGCGGGGGTCTACGTGCAGGTGATCGAGGGCGAGGATCCCGGCGAGAGCCTGCTGACGCTCGCCGCGCAGATCGACACCGAAGATCTCCTCGACGCCGTGGACGGCTTGCTCTCGCTCACGGACCCCCGGCAGGAGTTCGCCCGCGAGGCCCTGCTCAACTCGACGCCGCGCTACCGCCTGATCGGCCACGAGGAGGCGCACGTCCACACGTTGCTGCCGTTCGTCTACGTGACGGTCGGCCGGGGCGGGTGGATCGTCGGCTACGCCAACCGCGACCACAAGGTCGTCACCGCCACCGAGACGTCGCTGCGGCTCGCGTTCGCGCTGATGCGCCTCGACGCGCCGATGGAGTGGGCCGTCGAGCAGGAACGGATCGTCGTGGACGATCTCGTCGGCGAGGGCGCGTAGGTTTCGCGCATGGCTGACACACCGAAGCGCACCCGCCGCAAGGCCGCTGCCGACAACGGCACGCCCCGCACGAACACACCGACCTACGTCGTCGTGAAGGTGGACGGCAACCGCCTCGACGTCGTGGCTCCCGGCGTCGTGGCGAAGAATCAGGACACCGCGATGGAGCACGTCTACAGCCGGATGCCCGAGGACGCCGGGGCCGTGCAGCTTGGCGCGTTCCTCGCGACCGGCTGGAAGACGAAGAAGTTCGACTCGCGGCTGCGGCGCGAGACGTTCACCAGCGACGTCGAGCACACGTTCTCCTCGGCGATCACCGAGCCGACGCCGCAGGCCGCGCCCGAGTGATCGCGGCCCGGACATCGGTTCGGATCGGAATAGCCTCCGGGGCCATGCCCCGCGAAGCGCTGCTCGTCGGCGGTCCGTACGACGGAGCCACGCTCACCGCGCGCAAGCGCAACGACTTCATCTACATCGGGGGCGACGACCATCGCCCGAAGACATACGTTCGCGAGGGCAAGGGCCGGTGCCTGTACCGGCGCTTCACGACCCGCGACGAGTTCGACCTGTTCCTCGTGGCCGCGCACACGCACGTGCAGTGCCCGGCGTGCGAGGCGTGGACGGCTCGCGGGGCGCGCTGTCAGGGATGCGGCGAGTCCCTTGCGCTGGCATAGGAGGCCAACATGCACACGATCCACTTCCACGACCTCGAAGGCCGCGACTACGACGTCCGCGTGCTTGCGCGAGAGCTACAGCGCGGCGCGCAGTTCGTCGCGTTCACGGAGAACTCCACGCGGCTCGCGATGCTGATTCAGGACCGCGACGAGTTGGGCTGCTCGGTCATCGACGGCGTGCCGTACGGGGCGGGCTACTACCTCGTCGCGGTGGTCGAGCACGGCTGCTACTGGTTCTGCCCGCGCAACGGTCTGCATCAGAGCTACGTCGCGGAGAAGCTCGGGATCACGCCGAAGGACGGCGAGGCCGTCGTGTGGCTGCTCGACCAGATCGCCATGAACACGCGGCTCACAGCCGCGTGAAGGCGCTTCACATTTTGTAGCGATCCGCCCTTGAGGGTAAGATCGTGGGCGAACGAGGTATGGAATGCACGCCCTCGGCACCCTCACTCCCACGGCCGCGACCCGCGCGGGGCGAATGCTGCGCGCCGGGAGCCTGACCGCAACCGTCACTTCTCGTCGCTCCGGCGACCACATCACGTTGCGCCTGCGGGCCACCCGCCGGGCCGAGGGTCAGGCGCGCACGTGGCCGACGGTGCCGTTCGAGGAGGCCACGCACGTCTTCATCGACGCCTACGACGGCGAGCGTGTCGCGACCTACTACCCGCAGAAGGGCAAGCTGTGGATGGAGGCCGGGATGACCCGGCCCGTGCAGTGGACGGTCGTCGCGCTGCTCAAGTTCCTCGCCGGGATGTTCCCGCTGCTCGCCGAGCAGGCCGACCTCGCCGAGGCGGATCTGTGCGGCCGGTGCGGGCGCGAGTTGACGAACCCGGAGTCGCTTGCGCGCGGCCTCGGGGACGACTGCGCGAAGGCCGTCGCCGACGGCGAGTAACATCGTGGACGGTCGCGGGACTCCCATAGCGGTGCCCCCGCACGTCCCGCGACCTCCACGACCAGAAGGAGGGCCATGCCCAAGAACGAGACGGACGCGGCCCGCGCGGCTGCGGACGCAATCGAGTCGCTCGACGGGACGACGACGCACCTGATCGTCCTCGGCGACGAGTCCGGGTCCATGAAGGGCAACGAGGAGGCGGTGGTCACCGGGATCAACGAGTTCATCGCCAAGTTCCGCGACCGCCCGAAGACCCGCTTCACGCTCGCGTGGTTCGACATGCATCCCGGAGCGGATCGGACGCGCGTGCTGATCGACGATCAGCGCATGGAGGCCACCGGCGTCATCGAGATCGGTGACTACCGGCCGCGCGGCCGGACGCCGCTGAACGACGCCATCGCCGACATGCTGTCCCGCACCGAGGGCCGCGTGAAGAAGGGCGACAAGGCGCTGTTCATCATCTTCACGGACGGCTACGAGAACGCCTCGGAGTTGTCGGTGGAGGAGTGCAAGGCCATGATCGAGAAGTACGAGGCGCGCGAGGAGTGGGCGTTCCTGTACCTCGGCGCGAACCAGAACGCGCAGGCGGTCGCCACGAGCTACGGCCTCGGCGCGACCGGGCAGTCGATGGCGTTCACGTCCTCGCCGGTCGGCACGCAGGCGATGGCGGGCTACGTCGGCGAGATGGGCGCGATGCGGATGGCGTCTCCCACGAAGGCCGACTACGAGAAGCTCGCCGCCGACGCGGCCCGCCGGACGGGCGGCAAGATCCCGGAGACGGAGAAGAAGGACCCGGACAAGGAGTTCGGATCGAAGCGCCGGAAGGTGCGCGACACGCCGCAGGCGTAGTACCAGCCCGTGATGTAACATCGTGGACGCTCAAGCGGCTGCGGCCCCCGGCGGGGATACATAGAGGGACCCGCCGGGGGCCGCTCCACGACCATGACTGTTCGGTAGCGACATCGCCAACTCCCTCGCCCGCGTGCGACGCGCGGGGGAGTCCACGTCCTGTCCCACGGATGGAGGGCGCGATGTCCCATGTCTGGAAAGAAGCGCGCGAGTGCGCGCGCGGCGGTCAAGAACGGCCGTCGGATTCGTCGCCACGGTCGTAAGCCGTGGATGGCCGGTCAGCCCGTGATGAAGCAGGGCATGGGCGGCACGGACAAGTCCGGCACCGTGAAGCCGTCGAAGGTCTACTACTCGCAGGCGACCGCCGAGCGCCTGCGGGGGCACCCGTCGGAGTGGCTCGGGATCCCCAAGCGGGAGAAGTAACGGGCCGCTAAGATCGTGGGCCTCCCCCAAGCGTCACAACGACGGGGAGTGGAGGCGCGGGGTCCGGTCCGCCAAGACGCCGGACCACCCGGTCATGTGAGAGGCCCCGGCGACGGCCGGGGCTTCCGCATGTAGGAGCCGATCCGAGCGCGGGTAGCCTTCGGACCGTGGCGAAGAAGGACGCCGAAGAACCCGTCGTCTTCGTGCCGGAGCAGCCGGAGAAGGAGACGCGCGGCCGGAAGGCGGGGATGACCGCCATGCAGATCGCGATGCGCAACTTGGAGGTCGTCAGCGACCGGATGCGCGGCGACTCCGTGGAGGTCGTGGCGAACAAGTACGGCCTCTCGGGGCAGCGGATTCGCGGCATCATGGCCGAGTACCGGGAGAGCAACCCGACGCTGCGCCACCACGACCCGGTGGACATCGTGGACGAGTTGCTCGACGGCTACACGGCCGACCTGCGGGCGCTGAACGACACCTACGATCAGGCGGCCAAGGGCAACAACCTCAACGCGCGCATCGGCGCGGTGAACGCGCGCATGACGGCCCGCGCGCGCATCGCCGAGTTGTTGCAGGCCATCGGCGTGCTGCCGCACGACCTCGGCACGATGCATCTGGTCATCGACGGGCAGATCGCCGCCGAGAAGGTGATCGCGGTGCTCGAACGCTACGACGTGCCCGAGGAGATCTTCACCGAGATCGAGCGCGCCTTCGACGCTGAGGCGACCGCCGTGGAGCTTCCTGCCGGGCCGTGACCGCGCGCGGTTCGACCGTCGGCGGCGTCCACGCTCGGAACCTCAACCGGCCGCAGACGTTCCACGGCGTCGGCGCACGGGAGGCGATGCGCGAGCGCCTGCGCATCCGCCGGGAGGCGAAGGCCGGGACGCAGATCGGGTTCCTCGATTGGGCGCTTGAGGTCCCGGAGGTCAAGACCGGCAAGCTCGACTTCGACCGCTTCCCGCCGCAGATCGAGTTGTACCGGGAGGGCGTCAACGACCCCGAGTGCGTCGTCATGAAGTCCACGCAGGTCGGCGTCAGCGCGTGGGCGGTGCGGTGGGCGCTCTACCACTCCGACACGAAGGGCCTCACCGGGCTGTACGTCTTCCCGACGGCGCGCGACATGTGGGACTTCTCGACGCTGCGCGTCGGCCCGATCATCCGCAACTCGCCGCGCCTGTCGCGTCGCCAGAAGCCCGACGACCCGGACAACAAGGGCATGAAGGGCATCGGTCTCGGGACCGTCGTCTTCCGTGGCTCGGAGTCCCCGCGCGGCCTTGAGTCCGTGGACGCCGATCACATGGTCTTCGACGAGTACGAGCTTCTCGAACCGACGCACATCCCCATCGCCGAGCGCCGCACCGGCGCGTCCCTGTACGGCTACAAGCGGCGCATCGGCTGGCCGTTCATCCCGAACGCGGGCATCGACAAGCTCTACACCGAGAGCGACCAGCGCCGCTGGAACGTGAAGTGCGGGTCCTGCAACGAGTGGCAGGACATCTCCTTCAACGACAACGTGGACCTCTCGACCGGCGAGCGGGTGTGCCGTCGCTGCCGCTCACGGCTGGACCTGCGCAAGGGCCAGTGGGTCGCGAAGTACAACGAGTCGGGCCGCTCGCGCGGCTACCACGTGACGCAGCTAATCATGCCGATGACGCGCATGGGCGACATCATCAAGGCGGCCAAGAAGCGCAGCCCGACGGAGAAGCAGTCGTTCATGAACCGGGATCTCGGGGTGGCGTGGGCACCGGAGGAGGGGCGGCTGTCGGACGCCGCGTACGACGCGGCGGTGAGCGCCGGTGGCGGCTACGCGCTCGCGCCTGCGAACGTCCACGGTCTCGTGACGATGGGCGTGGACGTCGCGACGGTCCGCAACCTCAACGTGCGGATCAGCCTCCACAACGAGGACGGCTCCAAGATCGCGCTGTGGCTCGGCGAGGTCGAGAGCTTCAACGAACTGGACAAGCTGTGGAACCGCTTCGCGGTGAGCATGGCGGTCATCGACCACCTGCCGGAGGGGCGGCTCGCGCGCGCGTTCGCGGAGCGCCATCGCGGGCAGGTGTATCTCTGCGCGCTGACGGACACGACCGGGCCGCACATGAAGAAGCCGTTCGAGCCGGACGACGACGCCATGTTCGTGAGCGTCAACCGGACGGTCGCCATCGACACGATGTTGTCGCTGATTCGTGGGCAGTTGAACCGGCTGCCGATCAACCCGCCGGAGGACTACAAGGAGCACTTGCAGGCCCCGACGCGGATCGTGCTGAACGAGATCGAGATGCAGGCCGGGGCCGCGAAGAACCAGTCGCCGCGCGGGACCCGCGTCTTCTACCGGTCGGCCGGGGCCGACGACTACGCGATGGCCGAGGTCTTCGACGTCGTGGCGAAGGAGTGCTGGGACTACCGGACGCTGCTCCACGCCGCCGGGGAGGGCACGTTCACCGCCATCGAGGACGAGTTGGAGTTCGAGCGCTCGCATCTCGCGAACCCGATCATCGAGCCGGACTACTACGAGGGCGGCCGGTCGGCCGACGACTACTACGGCATGGACCCGGACCAGCGCTATTACGAGGGCCGCGACTAGGTGTCCGGCGAGCGTCTTAGCTTGGACGACCGGATGCGCGATCTGTTGGAGGACCCGGAGTTCCGCGAGGACGTGGCCGAGCGCGCGTACATGCGCGAGCGGGCCGAGGAGGCGGCAGCGGACCGCGAGCACGACCTCGATCAGCGGACGACGTACTTCGCGGTGGCGTGGGAGTCGGTGAGCGACGCCTCGAAGAAGCCGTACCGGACGGCCGTCCACGAGGCGCTCGACACGGTGCTCGCGCTCGACGCGGCATGACGTGCCCGAGGAGAAGAAGCCTCCGAAGTCGCTCAGTCGGATGCCGAAGAAGCGGTTGGAGGATCGCGCGGAGGCGTTCGCGAAGGCGACGAATCGCAAGGGAATGCCCATGACATACGGGGCGGGCAAGGAGCCGAACAAGCCCCCGCCCAAGGAGCGCGAGCGCGCCAAGAAGTAGATCTCCTGTCAGATCTGTCACGGACGGCGCGACCCGTGACTTAGTAGGACATGAGCACCCCGACCAAGGAGGATGCGGTGAATCGCATCGACCCGTTCAGCCCCGCCAAGACCGGCATCGACACGTCCGGCAACCCCGTCGCTCTCGGCGACATCGACTCCGACGGCTACTTCGTCGGCCACATCACCATCGACGGCTGCGTCTTCGAGAGCCGGATCGAGCGCGACCGCGCGATTGGCGCGGGCCGCCTCAACGATGCGGTCATCGCCGCCGAGAAGAACGGCACCACGCCGCCGAACCCGCTCGACGTCCTGCTCGCCGCCGGGGTGGACCCGAGCAACATCGGCGAGGCCCTCGCGGAGTACCGGTCGCAGCGCCGGATGATCGACTGGATCGCCGGGCGCATCTCGTTCCCCTTCGGCTAACATCGCGGACGCGGTGAGGCTTTGGGGGCCACCATCGCGAGGGGGCGGCAGGCTTCGGTCTGCCGCCCCTTCTACGTTCCCGGCATGTTCCGTGTGTACGAGCCTTGGGAGTGCGGCGACGACGGCTACCCGGAGGTTTGGCACCGGTGCAGGGAGTGCGGCGGCACCGGCACCGAGCCGGTGGTCATGCATTCCGAGGAGCCTGCGATTGCGTGCTGGTCCTGCGAGGGCGCGGGCAGCGTGAAGAACCTCGTCCGCCAGCACGCGGACTTCCGATGCATCCGCTGCCATCACCCGTACCGGGCCGGGGAGGACGGCGTGTGGGTGGAGGAGATCGTCGCCCGCGACTTCGTGGGCAAGCAGGTGGAGGATCCCGGCCGCCTGTTCGACGACCTGCCCGAGGTCGCGGCGAAGATCGGCTGGACGAAGGGCGCGAAGGTCGGCAAGACCAAGCGTGTGCAGTACAGCGCGTGCGACGGCCGCTGCAACCACCCCGGCCCGGTGCGCTGGCGGCCGGACGGCGAGGGCTGGCACCCGGCTACGCACGCCACGAACTCCGAGGTCCGGTCGCTCGTGGACAACGGCTACCGGGTGGAGGCGGCGTGGCGGATCCTGACCGTCCACCACTTGAACGGGCACAAGCACGACCTGCGCTGGTGGAACCTCGTGAGCCTGTGTCAGCGCTGCCATCTGAGCGTGCAGTCGCGGGTCATCATGGAGCGCCGCTACCCGTTCGATCACTCCGACTGGTTCAAGCCGTACGTCGCGGGCTTCTACGCCTACAAGTACGAGGGGCGCGACATCTCGCGCGAGGAGGCCGAGGACCGCATGGACGACCTGCTCAAGTACGAACTCGCGGTGTGAGAGCGCCGCCGACCGGCGGTAGCCTTCGATCCGAACCCGAGCAGGAGAGCATCATGGCGAAGAAGGCGATGCGGGCCGACGAGAAGTCCGTGCAGGAGCACCCGGTCGAGGGCCAGCACTTCCGTGACGAGCCGGGCGTCACCCCTCCCGACAAGTCGGCGGGCGAGGTCGCGGCCGAGCGCGTCGCAACGGCGCGCGCCGCGCGCGATCACGACTCGACGGTCGCTCTGTCGATGCAGGAGCTTCGGCCGCCGGGCCGCAACACCGGTCTCGGCGCGGCGGCGCAGCAGCCGTACCGCACCGACGAGATGCCGATTACCGAGTCGGAGCGCAGGGCGCGCGATGGCTCCTGAGCGCCCGACGGAGTACCAGAAGGAGAAGGGCGCGGAGGGCGACACCGAGACGTCGCGGGTCAAGCGCCAGCAGGAGTCGCAGGGCAGCGATGATCCGGCGGGCACGCCGGACTCGGCCCGCCAGCAGGAGGCCGTGAGCAAGGAGGCCGCCGATGGCGAAGACGCGGGCTGACCGCGAGCGCGAGGAGCAGGAGGAGTCACCGTTCCCCGATGCCGAGGAGCAGGAGCGCCGCGACGAGGAGCGCCGCCGCGAGATCACGGAGGCCGCGAACATCGCGTCCGGCGGGCACGCCGGGAAGGAGCTTCTGATCGACTCCGACGAGCGCAAGGCGAAGCTCGACGAGGCCGAGAAGGGCCGCAAGGAGCGCGAGAAGGCCGAGAAGGAACGCTGATCGCCCGCCGGTGAGCGTAAGGTTCCTCTCGTCGGGTTGACCCCCTACGGAGAGGACACGATGTCGGACTTGGACCCTGCGAGTTTCCTTGCGGACTTGCACCGGAAGCTGTTGCTGGACTGGAAGAAGTCCGGCTACGACTTCGCCCCCCCGAAGCCGGGGCCGTTGGAACTCGGGGTGGGCGCGGCCGAGGACTACGCGCGCGTGGCGATGAACTACATGCCGTGGATCGAGTACGTGGAGGTCGAGAGCCTCGGGAACCTCACGGTGAAGGTGCGCCCGCTGGACAAGCACCGGCGCGCGTTGCCGCAGGCCGAGTGCGATGACCTCAAGCGGTTCCTCGTGGGGCTGTCGCCGGTCAGCACGCAGGTGGTCGTGCCGGGCCTGCCGCCGTACGACAAGTGGGCCGCGTACGGCTTCAAGCCGAGGCGCATCGGGGTCATCAAGAACATCGCGTCGTGACGGTCCTGCTGGTCTGCGGGAGCGTGGAGTGGCAGTGGTGGGATCCGATCTGGAAGGCGCTGCGCCGGTTCCCGCCGGGCACGGTCTTGCGTCACGGCGATGCGCGCGGCGCGGACAAGATGGCCGGGAGCGTGGGCGGTCGGCTCGGGTTCGTGGTGCAGCCGCGCCCGGCGGATTGGGAGGTCAAGTCGGACACCCCGAAGGCGGCGGTGCGCCGGGGGCGGGGCGGGCGGCTCTACAACGTGCGGGCCGGGTATGAGCGCAACGCCCGGATGCTGGACGAGGATCCGATTCCGACGCTCGTGATCGCGTTCCAGTTGAACGGCTCCGGCGGCACGCAGAACACCATCGACGGGGCGCGCGTGCGCGGCATCCCGGTGGAGGTCTACGAGAAGTGGACAGCCTGAGCTTGTTCGGCGGCAACGTGGGCCGTCCCTCGTGCGGGAAGTGCCTGCGCCCGCTCGGCACGGTCCGGTGGGAGGTTCGTGTCGGCGTCGCGTTCCTCGTGGTCTGCCCGTACTGCGCGCACAGCTACGAGAGCAAGCGGCAGCTTCCGCCCGATGGGTAAGCACCATGAGCGCGAGCCGGGGTTGCTGTTGCGCGCGTCGGAGTGGGCGATGCTCGACGCGGCGCGCGCGGACTCCTCGCAGTGGGCGGCGAACCTCGTGACGGTCTTGGAGCGTCTCGGCCGTCAGCGCTACGAGGCCCACCAGGGGCCGCAGTGGCACACCGAGTACGACCGGCTCGCCGAGGGCTTCGCTGCCCTCCACGAGAGCCGGGAGCGTGATCTGTGGCGGTTCCGGCACGAGACCGACAGGCTGCGACGCGAGCGCGACGACGCCCGGCAGGCCGCGCGCGACGAGACGGCGCGGCGGATCGCTTTGCAGCGCCGCCGTCCGCTGCCGCCGTGAGGATCCGCGCATGGCCCGCAAACGCAACTCCTCCTACCTCGCGGCGCTCGCGGTGCGCGCCATGAGCCACGACGTCGAGTGCGTGTTCCTGCTGCTCGACGGCGCGGAGCGGTGGGCGCGGATCACTTCCCGCTCTGTCCGCGAAGAACTGCTCGACCCGGACCTCAAGAAGAAGGACAGGGGGTCCTCTGTCGTGCTACACCTAGACGACGACGGGCCGCCGCTGCCACTGAACGACGTCGCCGAGATCCGCCGGGCGAGGCGCAGTTCGGATACGGTCGCAGTGTGAGGGCGCGGTAGGCTACCCGTCCACATAGTTGCCCGACCTTGGAGGACCACATGGCTGCTCGGTACGTCTGTCCCGAGTGCGGAAATGAGGTCGCCGCCGAGCGCGTGGAGAGGCGCGTTCCCGGCTCGAAGACGCATGTATACGTCGTGCCGAACGTTGAGTGCTCGTGCGGTGGCGAGATGAAGCACGAGACGTACGAGCGGCCCGCACGAGAGGTCGCGGGCTGATGTTCGAGCGATTCACCGAGCGCGCCCGCGAGGTCATCGTCGTGGCGCGCGAGACGGCCGAGAAGCGCGGTCGCCCACGGGGCGGCAAGTCCCCGGTGCAGACCGTCGATCTGCTGTACGCGCTCGTCCACGAACGCCTGACGGACAGCCTCGCGCACAAGATCCTGCTGACCGGCAACGTGACGCAGACCCGCATGGACGGCATCCGGTTCGGGCTGCCGACCGAGCACGACTCCGACAGCAACTCGCACTTCTCCGAGGAGGCGCAGCGGACGTTGGAGTTGTCGCTGCGCGAGGCGCTGTCGCTCGGCAACAACTACATCGGCACCGAGCACATCCTGCTGGCCCTCACGCGGTTCGGCAGCACGAGCGCCGGGCGGGTGCTCACCGAGTTCAGCATCGACCCGGACGCGCTGCGCGAGACGATCATGCGCGAGCTTCGCCCGCCGGTGAAGAAGAAGGCCGAGCCGGAGGTCAAGTCCGCCGAGGAGGCCCTCACCGAGACGCCGAACAGGACCGCGCTGGCGACGCGCGTGCGCGGGCTGCTCGATGAGCGCCTGACCGCCATCGAGACGTCGGAGCCGGAGGCCACGCGCGGGGTCACGCGCGACGACGCCGAGGTCATCAGCCTGCTCGCGGCGTCCGTCGCCGCGCTCGAAGGGCCGCCGCAGCACGTCAACTGGATCGGCAGCGCCGCTTCGAGGAGGGCGTCATGACCGAGGACTGCGACCGGTGCATGGGCGAGCGCTACATCGACGACGGCGATCATCCGTGCCCGCGCTGCAACCCGGCGGTCGTGCGCATGGACACCGAGACCGGGCCGGTGTATCTCGTCGGCGGTCCCGTGGAGGTCATGGTCTGCGGAGAGGCGTACGACGTGCTGCTCCATGAAGCCGAGCCGGACATGCGGATCTACGACCTGCCGGTCGTTCTCGTCTCCTGAGCTTCCGCGCGCGCTCCCCGGCGGGAGGGCACCTGTCCTCCCGCCGGGGCATCCTTTCCGCATGAGGATCACCACGAAGCAGGGCCACGTGCTGCGCGCGCTCGCCGACCGCACGGACCGGCCGACAACGCGCGCGCTCGCCGACCGCATGGAGACCCCGCAGTACCGGCGCGCCCGGTGGGGCTACCAGGAGGTCTACACCGCCCTGCGCGCGCTCGAACGCAAGGGCGCGGTGCGGCGCATCCCCGGCGCGCGGGCCGTGCATTGGGAGGCGACCGCCGACGGGCTTGAAGCAGCGCCCGAGTAGATGTTCGCTTACCGGGACGGGCGCGAGATCTTCGTCTGCGACGGCTGCCACGAGACGATCAAGGAGAAGCTGCTCAAGAAGGGCTGGCCGAAGGAGACGACGTGGAAGGGCGTGCCGTGGCCCGTCCACTTCCACTCGCCGGAGTGCAAGAAGCGCTACCGCAAGCCGCAGCGCGCACCCGAGGGAGCGCTGCGGACCTGACCCTTGAGCGTTCCGAGGCCGCGCTCGCATGGGAACTGCGCGGCGCGTGGGCCGCACGCAAGCGCGTCGTGGTCGTCCTCACCGACCGGTGCATGGTCCAGCGCGTCGAGGGGTTCGTTCAGCGCGTCGCGGTCACCGGCGCGTTCGTGGTCATCGACGGCTGGCACGTGCCCATGAGCGAAGTGCTCACCGTGAGGTCCCCGCACCACTTGCAGAAACAGGGCCTTCCGAGCGGAGGGAGTATGGAAGGGAGTCAGCATGACACGTGAATACACCTGCAATCCGGGGCCTTTCTGTATGCGGACTCCCTTCCGTACTCCTTCCAGGGGACCAGAACGGATCGACCGTTCGGGTTGATTCCGACCGGCGAGGCGGGCATTCTCTGGTCGCCCGGTTGCGATGGCGCGGTCTCAGGCGTCCGAGGCGGGGGAGCGCGCGCAACACGAACGACACGTCGAGGCCGGTGATCCCAAGAGGCGACCGGGCACCCCCGCCGAGACGATCCGGGATGGACCGGTTCGGGCCGTAGGCTGTGGTCATGGACGGCGTATCTCTCCTTCGCCCGCTCCGCGCCGACGAAGTGCTCTGCCCGGCCGGGACCCTCGTGAACGAGGCCGACGTCCGCTGTGGCATCGAGGGCCGCACCGTGCAGGGGCGGCTGAACCCCGAGTCGGTGGGCTGCTACTGCACCGCCGACTACGCCTCCTGCTCGACGTGGCTGGCGGCCAAGAAGGTCGAGGAGAAGGGCGGCGACCTGCGCAAGATCCTCGATCAGCAGACCGAGGAGGCGAGCAGGGCGCGGACCCGCAAGATGCTCCGCGAGGCCCGCGTCCGGCGCGCGCAGCAGTTGCTCAGTGATCCCGGCCCGGAGGGCGTGAGGTTCCGCGAGAAGTACCGGCGGGTCATGGAGATCGCGGAGCGTAGGGGCGCGGCATGAGCCTGCGCGACCGCGTGTTGGAGGAGGTCGAGCAGCGGACGGGGTACCGCGTCGAGCGGGCCGAGCGTCTGGACTACTTGGAGGAGTCCGACGGCGAGCGCCGGATCTTGCAGCGCGAACTCGATCTCCTCGCCTACACCGCGCTCGACTACACCGGCTCCTCGCCGCAGGACTTGAAGGCGACCGAGCGGCGCAAGATGGTCCAGAAGTCCCGCGTCGTGTGGATGAAGGATCCGCAGGCCGGGGCCGCCATCGACCTGCTCAACGACTTCACGTTCGGCCGGGGGATCCCGAAGCCGAAGGCGCACGACGAACTCGTGCAGGAGGTCATCGACGAGTTCTGGGACGACCCCGACAACCAGCTTGCGCTGACGACGACCGAGGCGCAGATGGCGGTCGGCACCGACCTGAGCTTGCAGTCGAACCTGTTCTTCCTGATCTACGACGACGGCGACGACGGCAAGGTCAAGCTCGGCGTCCTCAAGCACGACCGCGTGGAGCGCGTCGTGCGCGACCCGGACAACTGGATGCGGGTCCTCTACTACGTCTCCAAGGAGGAGCCGCCGGTCGAGGAGGACTACCTCAAGGGCGAGCAGAAGGCCCCGCCGCCGCAGGGCGTCATGCCGAGGACGATCTACTACGAGCACTGGCGCAACGTCGAGCTTGCCATCGAGGAGGCCGACGAGGGCGGACGCGAACTGCCGAAGCTCTGCCCGGTGAGCCGTCTCGGCGACGGCCGGGTCTTCCACGTCGCGGTCAACAAGACGACCGAGATGGCGTTCGGGCACCCGACGATGGACCGCCTGCTGCGCTGGTACACGGCCTACAACAAGTTCATGGACGCGCGGGTGGACATCATGGAGGCCGCCGCCGCGTTCGTGATGAAGCGCAAGGTCAAGGGCACCCCGTCGCAGCTTCGGAAGATGGCGACGCAGGCGCTCTCGCGCTCGGGCAGCTTCGGTACCGCGCACGACCCGGACGTCGCGGCCGGGCCGCGCCCGGCGAGCATCCTCGTCGAGAACGAGGGCGTCGAGCACGAGGAGTTCGGGATCAAGACGAACTCGGCCGAGGCCACCGGCGACGGGCAGATGCTCCGCTCGATGATCTCGGCGGCGACGCGGTTCCCGCAGAGCTACTACGGCGACGCGAGCAACTCGAACCTCGCCACGGCGACGTCGCTGGAACTGCCGGTGCTCAAGGCCGTGGAGTCCCGGCAGGAGATCTTCGAGCGCATCGTCCGCTACGCCATCGACCGCGCTATCGAGCGCGCGGTGGACGTGGGCCGCATCCCCACCGAGTTGACCGAGGAGGAGCGCGCGAAGCTCGCCGCGAAGGATCCGGCGAACACCGGCGTCGCCGGACCGGACCCGAACGCGCAGCCGGGGCAGCCCGGCGCGCCGACCGTGCAGCCGGGGCAGCCGCCGCTGAACGGCGGGCCGCCGCCGTTGCAGTTGCAGATGGCGCACGAGGACGCGGCGCAGGACGAGGAGGACACCGAGCGCGACCTCGGCTACCAGTTCTCGATGCCGTCGCCGCTCAAGCGGATGCTGACGGACCTGATCGGCGCGGTCGCGAACGTCGCCAAGACCTTCGATCCGAACGGCACGAACGTCGAGTTGTCGCGGACGCTGCTCACCATCGCGCTCGGCGAGGGCTTGGAGATGGAGGACCCGGCCCGCGAGGTCGAGCGCATCTTCCCGGAGGGCTACAAGGACCCGATGCAGCAGGCCATGATGCAGATGCAGCAGGCCCCGCCGCCGGGACAGGATCCCAACCAGCAGTCGCCGTTCGGCGAGTTCGGCGGGGCGACCGGCGCGGACGGCCAACAGCACCCGCCGGGCAACCCCTACGGCGCGCCGCTGCGCGCCCGGCCGCCGGAGTTGGCGATGCAGCAGGGGCGGTTCACGCTCTACGACCGGCACGGCGAACCGCTGTTGGAGGCCACGAGGTCACCGGCGGCCCGGCGTGCAACGCCGTCCGTCGCAAAGGTGAACGACAAGCGGCAGGCCGAGGTAGACGAAGCGTTCGAGGAGTTGTGGCGTGAGATCAGCACTCACGCCGTCACAACCAACGGACGGAGGTAGCACCACATGCGGTTCTCGGTCATCGGCTTCTTGGTCGGTGCGGTCTGCGCGATCATCTTCTTCGTCGTCGCCACGGCGCTGATCGTCTTCAACCACTCCACTCTGATCTTCGCCCTGATCGCGTTCATCATCTGGGCGCTGCTCACGCTCAACTGGCCGGACCGGCACCGGGGCACGACCATCACCTAGCGAGGCGGGGTGCCCCCGGCGCTGCGGACGCCGGGGGCCTTGGCACCCCGCCAAGCTAGGCGGCGCGGAGGCGCTGTCCGAACGCCGCCGTGCGCGCCGCGTACCGGAACAGGCTCGTGCTGTTCTCGGGGATCTGCGAGAGCGCCGGGAGCCTGCGCTCGTCCTCGCTGACCTTGATCCGCGCCGCCGGGCCGACCGCGAACAACTGGTCGGTGGACTCGCCGTAGGACATCGCGAGCGTCCGGCCGCTGCCGGTCCCGAGACTGACCGGGATCTCCTCGTAGCCCTCGAACACCGCGCGGCGGCGCTGGAAGCCGGTGCAGACGATCACCGCGTCGTACGGCTCCTCGTTGACGTACACCGAGTCGTAGCCGGGCGCGACGGACACCGCCCGCTCGCGCGCGATCACGCGCGCCGGGGTCTGCCGGTTGGGCGGGAGGTTCCCGTTCTCGAACAGGCGACCGAGGCCCTTGTAGCGGGACCGGTTGCAGTTCTCCCACCCCTGCCGGGTGACGTTGACGGTGCCGATCTTGTCCGCGAGGCCGAACCAGTCGATCTGCTCGGGGAAGTCGATGCTTGCGACCGACCAGCCGGTGCCCGGTCCCTGCCCGGTGAGCGCCTCCACCGTCGTGTTGCCGCTGTCGCCCGCGCCGATCACCGCGACGCGGTTCATGCCGCGCAGCGGGAACGGCTGGTCGAACAGGCCCATGAACGTCTCGAAGTCCATGTAGCGCGGATCCTCGAACGACAGGCGCTTCGGCTCGCCGAGACCGGTGGCGTTGACGACCCGCTTCGCGAAGAAGCTGCCGTTGCTGGTGGTCACCGCGTAGCCCTCCCCGGCCTCGCCGCGCGCGCGGACGACGGTCTCGACCATGCGGTCGGGCACGACCTTCGCGTACATCGCGAGGGTCAGCCGGATCGCCAACGCGAGGTCCGCGTTGGACTGGTACTCGTCGCCGGAGATGTCCGACGGCTGCAACGGCGCGCCGGGCACCACGTTCAGCGCGCCCGGCATCCCCGGCAGCGCGAGACGACCGGGCCGGTTGCGGCTGTTGAGGAAGAACGCCGCCCCCTTCGTCATGGCGAACGCGCCGCCGACGCGCGGCGACTGCTCGATCACGACCGGCCTCGGGTGCCCGGCCGCCACGCGCGCTGCGCAGTAGATCGCCGCGTGCAGCCCGCTGCCGATGACGACCTCGCCCTGCGGGCCGAGCGACCCGTCGCGGTTCTTCACCCACATGCCGTCGAGGCGCTCCTCGAAGTGCTGGCGCGCCGGAGCGTGGACCGCGATCCCCGCGAACATCGCGGTCAGCGGCGACTCGAAGTCGCTCACGCGGTCCATCATCAGCGTCATGCCCTCGGCCATGCCGTCGTCGGTGCGGATCTCGCGCACGATGGCGCGCACCGGCGCGGGCACGTCGCCCATCAGCGCGTCGATCTCCTTCTGCTTCGGCTTCTTCGGCGCGGGCCGTCCGATGGCGAACGCCGGGCGCGCGTTGATCGGCAGGATGTAGCTCTCGACGCCGAGGTCAGGTGGCTGCGCGGTCTTGATCTCCGTGATCGTGCCGATGGCGTCGTCGCGCTTGAGCAGCCGCACGCGCCGCTGCGAGGACGTGTAGTCCTCGTCGGCCGGAGCGGTGCCGCTCAAGGGCCGCAAGATCACGCGCTCGCCGTCCTCGCCGGTCACGCGCGCCTTGAAGGTGCCGAAGCGCTCGGATCCGGTGATCTCAACCACGTCGTCGCGCCGCAGGCGCGTCCCGTCGCGGTCGAACAGGTTCAATGCTTCACCTGCCATATGTGCCTCCTTCCCGCCGCATCACCGGCGGGTCTTGGTCGGGGTGTCGCGGCACCGTAGCAGCGCTCACACGACCCTGCAACTTTGTGGACGTCGTGCTTGAATCTCGTGCGCGACCTGCTAACATCGTGGACGTTCCTGCCGATAACAGGAGCGGAGTTCCTTCCCGACCAAGGAGATCGAAGTGACCACCACCAAGAGGCAGCGGCTCGACCGCATCGCCGCCGGTTCGTTCGTCCGGCTCAACTTCAACAACCGCTACGAGGAGAAGGCCGTGTTCCTCGGCGTCGAGGGCACCGGCGACAAGCGCCGCGCGAAGTTCCTCAGCACGACGGACCCCGGCAAGGGCATCGGCGGCAAGGGCTACTACGAGTGGGAGGCGTACCGCTACAACGGCGGCTGGGCCTTCGGCTCCTCGGCCGAGCGCCTGATCCTCGACGAGGTTCTCGCGTGACGGGCCTGCCGCAGCCCGGCGAGACGTTCCGGTCCTGCCGGGCGACCTTCACCGTGCTGGTGTCGCCGCTCGGGCTGTTCAAGTGCGTGAGCGACGTGCCGAACGCGATCCCGTTCGAGGTCACGCGCAAGGCGGCGGCCCGGTACTTCGCGGCCGGGGACTGGTCGCGATGACGCTCCGCGAGCGCTACGAGGCGGGGGCGACCGTCGAGAGCCTGTCGCTGGACGAGGGCATCTCGACCACGAAGATCCGCCGCCTGCTCCGCGACGAGGGCACCGCCATGCGGCAGCCCGGCGGGCGGGTCGGCACCGTGCAGCGCGACACGCGCCTGCGCGACGGCATCCGGGGGCGCAAGGAGTCCCCGGCACGAGGCCGCGTCTCGAACGCGGCGAAGCGGAACGGCAAGCGGAGGAGAGCGAAGTGGTGAACCCGGCCGAGAGGATGCACATGCCGGACGAGTCGTACACGCAGCGCGCCCTGACGGTCGCGCAGCGGTCGCTGTTGGAGCAGATCGTCAACCGCCACCGGCGCAACCTGCCGCCGGTCGTCGTGCGCGGCACCCGGCTGAACTCGGCGCGCGCGCTCGAACGACGCGGGCTGGTCACCGTCCAGATCGGCGGGACCTCCGGCGCGGCGTGGACGGGCCGCTGGTGGTACGAGGCGGTCCCGACCGAGAAGGGCCTCGACGCATGAGGATGAACAAGGCGCAGCCGTTCATGGACGTGGAGGCCGACGACGGGAGCGCTCCGACGTTCTCGGAGAAGTTCCTCTACGAGACGGTCGGCAAGGGCGACGCCCGCTTCATCCTCGGCGTCGCCGAGGAGTACGACCACGTGATCCGCGCGCTCGGCCCGGCGGCCGTCAAGGCGATCTTGCAGGTCAAGCCTGCGCTCGCGGTGCGCCTCGGCGTCGGTGAGCAGGTCACGAAGTCCCTCGAAGATGCCCGCTCCGACGAGGATCTGTGGCGCGAGGGTCGGATCCCCGCGCAGGTGATCCTCGACCACGACGCGGCGCACGCGATCTGGCAAGTTCTCCACGACGAGTACAGCCGGTTCTTCGACGTCTCCTCGATGGACAAGGACCACCTGCGCGCCTACCGCGCGCTTACCGAGGGCCTCGGCGAGTGGGAGCAGGACGCCATGCGCAAGGCCGACGAGGAGCGCCCGGCGATGACCGAGCGCCACAAGCCGTTGCAGGAGGCGCGCATCGAGCGCAAGCGCCGCGTGCGCGAGGCGAAGCAGGCGATGCGCGCGGCGCTCGACAACGGCGGTGACCTCGCCGCCGCGACGCGGGAGTACCTCGCCGCGCTCGACCGCTGAGTCAGTTCCCAACCTGACGAGTGGCCGCGCGCCGAGAAGGATGGCGGCGGGCCGTCGGGTTCTGCTACGAGTGTGGGTCGGGGAGCAGTTGAGGGAAGCCCCCCGACCCGCTGTTACGTGCCGCGCCCGAGCCGGAAGGACCAAGAGCGACCGGGGCGCAGCGCCGCAAACTCTCCCACGACCGCGCCGAGAGTGGCAACTTCGTGGTCATGTTGGCGTCGGAAACCGAACATCGTCAAACAGGGTTGCGGCCGTCCGGTCGATTCGCTACCTTCTCGTGCAGTCCATGATGTTGCACGCCTCCTACCGTTGGACCCGACCCGCCCTCGATCCGAGGATGTCGCTGGTCTGCGCGAGCGTGCGGTTCATCGGACGCAAGCCGAACCAGGGCGAGACGGGCACGTAGCGGGGGATTCACATGACCTCCCCCGCGACCAAGGCTCGCGGGGGACCGAAGGTCAGGTGGACCCGCGACAAGATCATCGAGGCGCTGCGGCGTTACGCCGCGCTGTACGGCCCGGACTTCACGGCTGCCGCTTTCTCGCCGTCCACGGCGAAGTGGCGGGACGAGCCGGAGATGGCCGAGCGGTACTTCGCTGGCGACCCGGAGACGGGTGCGGCGTGGCCGTCTCTGAACGCGATCAAGACCCCGTTCGACGGCTCGTTCAACGCGGCTCGTGTGGCCGCCGGGCTTCCGGCTAACCGGCCGGGTCCGGCGAAGACGAAGCGGCCGGACGGCGCGCACGCGCCGGTCCGCGATGTCCGCCATGTCACGCGCACGGTGTACGTGGAGACCGAGGGCGTCAAGTCCAAGCGCGACCTCGCGCGGGCGCGGGCAAAGATCGAGCGCCTCACCGAGAAGGTGCAGGAGCTTGAGGACAAGCTGACCAAGACGAAGGAGGGTGCCAAGGCCAAGACCATCACGAAGACCAAGACCTCGACGAAGGTCGTGCGCGAGCGCGTGCCGGACAAGGCCGCCGAGCGCCGGGCCGACCGTGCCGAGCAGTCCCTTGCGCGTCTGCGTGAGGAGCTTGCCGCCGCGCGGGAGGACGCGCGCAAGGCCAAGTCCGACGCGACGCGCTTCGCGGCGCATCGCGAGCGGTCGGAGGCGAAGGTCCACGAGCTTCGTGAGGAGCGTCGGGACCTTCGCACCGCCGCCGACGAGGCGCGCGCGGACGCGCAGCGGGCCGAGGATCGCGCTGTGGCCGCCGAGCGGGAGCGTGATGAACTGGCGGATCGTGAGCCGGTCGTCATCCGTGAGGCGTCCCCGGAGCAGGCGGTCCTGACCGAGGCCAAGCGGGCGCGGCGTTCTGCGGAGCTTCGCGCGGCGCGGGCCGAGCGCGAGCTTCTCGACACGGTGTCCGCTGTCACCGGCGAGCGCCGGAAGCTGTCGAAGGCCGAGTTGAACGACCTGCGCAAGCGCGGTCCGGCCGGTGAGGCGCTCGTGCTGCGGGCGCTGGCCGACCTGTCGAAGGCGAAGAAGACCAACAACCGGGTCGCGATGGACGCGGCGCTCTACGCGCTGGCGTCGGCGGCCGTGTCGTGGAAGGAGCGGCTGTGAGGGACCTCCTCGCAGAGTGGCTCCGCGACGACGCAGGGACCCCGCTCGGGTTCGGCCCGAGCGGGTCTCCCTTGCGCGTGGACGGGGACACGCACAGGCAGGGATGGATGCGGGTGCTGCGGCGCGATCCGTGCGCGTTCTGCGATCTCATGCCCGGCGAGGCGCTGTGCTCTCTCACGCCGTCACCGGTCGGCTCGGTGGACCACATCGACCCGAAGTCCTCGCCGAAGGACGCGCCGGTGCGCGGGCCGGGCGGCGCGCACTCGTGGACGAACTACGCCGGGGTGTGCGACCGCTGCAACTCGAAGAAGGGCGACAAGTCGCTGCTCGCGTTCATGGCGGGACGGCGCGGTGTCGTGATGCTCCCGAAGCGGCGCAGGCCCCGGAAGCAGGAGGAGTTCGAGCGCGCCGCGTAGCGGTATGCTGCGCGGCGCAGGAGCGAGGACCGAAGCGAATCGGTTCTCTTAGACCAATGGTCACGAGTTCGAGTCTCGTCTGCCCTTCGGGGCGGTAGCTCAGTTGGTAGAGCAGTGGTTCCCACGCTCCGACCGCGACTCCTTGTCCCGCTCCTGCTATCGAACTTCGGACAGGACCGAAGTGCGGCCGGTTCTCACCTGATAAGTGAACCCAAGCTCCGGTCGTCGTCACCTTGTCCGTCCGGGGTTCGATAGCATCGTGGACGCGACGAGGACCGAAGGAGCCAGTCGGTTTTCATTGGGATAGAGCGGCGGGGGCGACCCCGCAGGTGGCCGGTTCGAGTCCGGCCAGTCCTTCCAGCAGGAGGGGCTGTAGCGCCGAAAGGCAAGCCGATCTCCACCACCTTGTCCCGTCGCACATGGCCTTACTTTTCTCGGCGCGGCGCGTCTCTTGTAGATCGGGGGCGCGTCGTGTTTGTCGTCGGTTGCGCGGCGCGCTCCCCGCTCTTTCCGCAGAATCGTGGACGCCTTTCCGTCCGAGCGCGGTGTAACATCGTGGGCGTCGCCGGGAGGACCGAAGCGACGTTCGTTATCCCTACGGAGGGCGAGTACGCGGGTTCGAGTCCCGCCCCCGCACCACGGTGCGGGGTGGCCGAGCGGTTAGGCGCGCAAACGGCGGACGTGCAACCCCTTGTCCCCCGGCGATTCCCATGCCCGCAAACAGGAGGCGCTCGTGAGCCACACGTATCTCAAGGGGACCCTGAGCACGAAGAAGACCCCGCAGTCCGAGCCGATTCCCGGCTCCGGGCAGGTCGAGAACACGGCCGGTGGCTTCGCGTGGACGATCTCGCCGCTCGACCGGATGCGCCGGTGGCTGATCCTCGGATCGGAGGGCGGCACCTACTACGCCGACGAGCGCAAGCTGACCAAGCAGAACGCGCAGGCGGTGCAGGCGGCGCTCGACGAGCACGGCGTCGCCGCCGTGGAGGAGATCATCGCGATCTCCGAGGCGGGCCGCGCGCCGAAGAACGACCCGGCGCTGTTCGCGCTGGCGCTCGCGTCCGCGCACTCCGACATCGCGGTCCGCAAGGCGGCGTGGCACAACCTCGCACGGGTGGCGCGCATCGGCACGCACCTGTTCCACTACCTCGACTTCGTGCAGGAGTTCCGTGGGTGGGGACGCGGCCAGCAGAAGGCCGTCGAGCACTGGTACACCGACCGGCCCGCGAGCGCGCTCGCCTACGACGTCGTGAAGTACCGGCAGCGGGACGGCTGGTCGCAGCGCGACGCCCTGCGCAAGAGCACTCCGCGCGTCGCGGAGAACTCCGATCAGGACTTGATCTTCGCGTGGGTGACGGGTCGCAAGGAGAAGATCGCCCGACTGAACGCCGAGCCGGTCTCCGCATCCCTGCGTGTGATCGAGGGCTTCGAGCGCGCGCAGCGGGCCGCTTCCCCGGCCGACACGGCGAACCTCGTCCGCGAGTACCGGCTGCCGCGCGAGGCGCTCAAGACCGAGCACCTGAACTCCCCGGACGTGTGGATCGCGCTGTTGGAGACCGGTATGCCGATGGTCGCGCTCGTGCGCAACCTCGCGACCATGAGCCGCAACAAGGTCACCGAGACGTTCAGCCACGGCGAGCGGATGGTCGTGGACGCCCTCACCGACCGGGGGCGCATCGCGCGCTCGCGCCTGCACCCTGTCGGCGTCCTGTCGGCGCTGCTCACCTACAAGACCGGGCGCAGCTACCGGGGCGACGGCACGTGGACTCCGAACGCGCGCATCGTGGACGCGCTGGACGAGGCGTTCTACCACTCGTTCGGGGCCGTCGAGCCGTCCGGCAAGCGGACCCTGATCGCCGTGGACGTCTCCGGCTCGATGACGAACCCGATCATGAAGGTGCCGGGCCTCGACGCGCGCATGGCGGCCGGGGCGCTGGCGATGGTCACCGCGCGCGTCGAGCCGCAGTACGAGATCGTCGTGTTCAGTTCGGGCCGGGGCCTCGACCGCTACTACGGCAGGAGCACGATGCGTCACCCGGACGGCGAGTGGATGCCGCCCGCGAGCTACCGCAACGACCGCTGGCAGGAGATGCTCGGCATCGCGCCCGCGCCGGTGTCCCCGCGTCAGCGGCTCGATGACGTGCTCACGGCCATCGACAGCGTGCCCGCCGGTGGCACCGACTGCGCGCTGCCGATCATGTACGCGATGGAGCGCGACCGGCCCGTGGACACGTTCGTGATCCTCACCGACAACGAGACGTGGGCCGGGCAGATCCACCCGGCGCAGGCGCTCAAGCAGTACCGCCAGAAGACCGGCATCGACGCGAAGCTGATCGTGGTCGCGATGACCGCGACGGAGTTCTCCATCGCGGATCCGAACGACCGTGGGATGCTGGACGTCGTGGGCTTCGACACGGACGCGCCGAACATCATGAGCGAGTTCTCCAAGGGCAACGTGTGAGCGAGCAGCCGACGACTGAGATCCCTCGTGTGTCGCCGAAGCGCCGGGCGACACACGAGGAGGTCGGCAGGTTGCCCGACGCGCAGTGCTCCCCCGAGGCGCGCCTGCACGCGATAGCCGAACTGCTTGGTCCGCTGCCCGCGCGCGGCCCGCTCTCCACGGAGGAGAACGAAGGTCCCGTGAGCAGCGCGTATCAGATCGCGATGGGCTTGCTGAACCCGTCCGACTAAGGCAAGATCATGGGCGCGCGGTGACACGCGCGCCGCTGTCCCGACCATAGGAGAACCGTGGGCTTGAACGAGAAGATCGCGGCAGCATTGCCGCGACGCGGTGCGTGGAAAGACGTGCGCTTCGCGCTGCTCCACTTCGACGTCGTGGTCGCCCGGACGCTGGACCGCATCGCGAAGTCCCCCGCTCGGTACGCGACCATCGTCATCACCGGCGGCATCCTGATCGGCGGCACGATCTTCTCCCTGATCGAGGACGGCGAAAGCTGGCCGGACGGCATCTGGTGGGCGTTCGTGTCCGAGACGACCGTGGGCTACGGCGACATCGCGCCGAAGAACACCGCGATGCGGTTCCTCGCCACGGCCGTGATCCTCAGCGGCGTCTTCGGGCTGGCGATCCTCACCGCCGCGCTCGCGGGCCGCATCGCGGAGCGCCGGATCACTCGCCACGACTACGAACTGACCCCCGAGATCGGGGACGACTTACAGGCCGCCGTCGAGCAGATGGGTGCCTGCATGAGAGACGTCGAGCGGCTGATCCCGCTCGTGCAAGACCCGCGCGTCGTGGCGGCGCTGCGGGAGATCCATGACGAAAGGAACGGTCATGCCTGACCGACGCAAGCGACGGGGCATGGCCCCGACGTTCGCTGTCGTGCCGTTGCTCGCCGCCGGGTTTGTCGCAGGATGCGGCTCCGACGACGACAACAACGAGCAGGCGTTCTGCACCGCCCGAGACCAGAACGGCAACGTCGTGGTCGTCGAGAATCGCTTCTGCGACTCGGGGACCAACGGCAGCTACTTCTGGTACTTCGGGGGCGCGAACGACTTCGTGGGCGGCAACAACGGCGTCCAGAGGGGCGCTCGGCTGCGTCCGGCGAAGGCCGCTGTCGCGGGCAAGGCGATGGTGGTCTCCACGAACCGGGCGGCGCTGGCGAACAGGGGCGGCTTCGGCTCGTCCACGAAGTCCTCCGGCGTGGGCCGCTCGACCGCGAGCAGCAAGGGCGGCTTCGGCGGCGGCGGCGGACGCTCGGGCGGCGGCTGATGGAACGCCGCGACATCCGCCCGCGCGAAGGATGGGAGAGCCGGATCGAGCAGCAAGGGCTGATCTACTGGAAGACCCCGCTCGCGAACGGCGAGGTCATCTCCTACTGGCACGAGGGCGCGTACTACGCGCTGTCCTCCACCGAGGTCTACGAGTTCGAGGCCGCCGCGCGGGTGCTGCTCAACGACCTGCTCGTCCCGGCCGGGGACTTCATGATCGAGCACAACCTGTTCGCTCGCATGGGCATCCCCGGATGGGCCGTGGACCGGATCAAGGAGACGTGGGAGAGCGAGCCGCCGATGCTCTACGGGCGCTTCGACTTCGCGTACGGCCCCGACGGCGTGCCGAAGCTCCTTGAGTACAACGCCGACACCCCGACCTGCCTGCTCGAAACCGCGATCCAATGGCATTGGGCGACCGACGTCTTCGGCGAGGACGCCGACCAGTGGAACAGCGTCCACGAGGCGCTCGTGGCGCGGTGGAAGGAGATGGCCGAGGCGGGCCGCCTGCCCGGCAACACCGTCCACTTCCTGCACACGAACGAGGAGCGCTCGGGCGAGGACTTCATGACGGTCGCGTACCTCGTGGAGACGTGCCGCGACTCCGGTCTGCTCAACCCGGTGATCCTGCCGGTCGAGAGCCTCGGATGGCATCAGACGTTCGGGTTCCTCGACCTCGACGGCGCGCCGGTCCGCAACGCCTTCAAGCTCTACCCGTGGGAGTGGATGGTCCACGAGCGCTACTCGGCGCAGGCGATGTCCCGCATGGGCACGGGCGGCGGGATGACGCAGTGGATCGAGCCGATCTGGAAGATGCTGTGGAGCAACAAGGGGATCCTGCCGGTGCTGTGGCACCTGTTCCCCGACCATCCGAACCTGCTGCCCGCGTACTTCGAGCACGACTTCGGCGACTCCGGCGGGCCGGTGCCCGTGGACGTCTTCGGCGAGCCGGTCGGCGCGCTCGATTGGGGCGGCAACGTCGTCCGCAAGCCGCTGCTCGCGCGCGAGGGCGCGAACTCGCAGATCGTGCTGGCCGGGAACGTCGTGGAGGCCGGGCCGCAGCAGGACTACGGCGAGGAGGGCTTCGTCGTGCAGCAGTACACCGACCTCGGCCAGTACGGCGAGGCGGGCGCGCGCCCGGTCATGGGCGTGTGGACCGTGGACATGGAGCCGGTCGGCCTTGGCATCCGCGAGTCCGACAACTTCATCACCAACAACGAATCCCGGTTCGTGCCGCACATCATCGACACGGACCTGATCTAGGAGGGCTGGATGTTTGACCTCGTGTTGCAGACGCTCGCGTACGCGGGCGTGGGTGTCATCACCCTGATCGTCGGCTTCTTCGTGCTGGACCTGCTCACGCCGGGCAAGCTCGCGGAGGAGATCGTCGGCGGCAACGTCAACGCCTGCGTGATCGCGGCGGCGACGCTCGTGAGCCTCGGGATGATCCTCTGGTTCGCGATCTTCTTCACCGGCGCGGGCTGGCGCGGGCTGGACAACTGCGCGATCTTCGGCGCGGTCGGCGTCGCGGCGCAGGCGCTCGCGTGGCTGACCGCTGACGCGGTGACGCCGGGCAAGCTCGGGCAGTCCATCGCACCGGCGAACGGCAAGAGCGCCGATGCTCCCGTCACGCTTCACCCCGGCGTCTTCGTGACGTCTTCCATGCAGATCGCGGTCGCGTTCATCATCTGCGCGTCGCTGACGTAGGAGGGACCAGTGACCATCGTGTACATCCTGATCGCCGTCGTGGTGATCGTGGGCATCGCGCTGCTCGCAAGCAGGCGGTTGCGCAAGCGGCGGCAGGAGGACACCGTGCCGCTGACGAGCCACCCGGAGGTCGTGGAGCGCGCGCAGCGGCGCGTGCCGCCGCGCCCGGCGCAGACCTCGACGTCGCCATCGAACGTGACGTCGATGCCGCGCAAGCGCGGATCGGAGCGGGCCGCCGACGAGGAGGACGACATCTCGCAGCCGTTCGGCTACATCGCGGGGGACGAACTCGCCGGGCAGGTGATCGGCGCGGACCCCGGCATCGAGGTCGGCGGCACCACGCATCAGCAGGACCCCCCGGCATCCGGCAGCGACATCGGCCGTGACCCGTCGGAGATCGGCACCGTGACCCCGGAGCCGGACCGCTCGGCGACCGCGTACGACTCGGGCAGCGGCGGCTTCGACAGCGGCGGCTCCACGTACTCCGACAGCGGCTCGTCGTCGTCGTCGGACAGCGGCTCGTCGTCGTCCGACAGCGGCGGCTCCTCGGACTCGGGAGGCTCGTCGTGAGCGAGATCTACCCCGGCCCGAAGAAGAACCCGCCGGTCGATGACCGCGAGGGGCGCTTCAAGTTCGACGACACGCTCAAGAAGTGGCTGGTGCGCATCTGCGTGGCGTGGTCGATCTTCTGCGTCTTCGTGGTCGTGCTGATCGTCGCGGGCGTGTGGAGCCTCGCCACATGACCCCCGACTGGAAGGGCCTGTTCGGGAAGGCCAAGGAGGCGGCGCAGGACCCCGAGAATCAGGCCAAGGCCAAGGACGCCGCGAAGAACTTCATGGAGAAGCGCAAGCAGCGCGAGCGCCGTGAGGACAGCGGCTACGTCACCGACTACGAGCCGGGCTACCAAGGCGGCAACTGGCAGCCCGAGCCGGTGGACCAGTACGTCCCGGACGACTACTCCGATCCGAACACGTCGGGCGACTACATGGACGACGTGCAGGACAATGACGTGGACACCGGCGACGAGATCGGTGAGGACATCGAGGACGTCGCGGACGGCGACGAAGGAGGTTGACGTGGGATTGCAGGGGCCGTCGAAGACGATCAAGGTGGAGCCGCTCCCGGACAAGGCTCCGGCGAAGGAGCCGGTGCCGGTGAAGGCCCCGGAGCGCGAGAAGGTGCCTGCGGGCGCATGACGCAGGGCACCGGTGGGGTTGGCGGGAGCGACGAGGAACCCGTGATCGTGCGCGAACTCCGCGCGCGCGGCGCGTCCGAGATCTCGTGGACGCGAGACGAGATGCGGGCCGCTACGACGTACGCGGTCAAGTTCCTGTCGTGGTCCAAGGGTCCGGTGTCGTTGCAGTTCGACATGGACGACTACGACGCCCGTGACCCGATGATGGTGGCAACGTTCCTGCGCAAGCTCGACGCAGCGCTTGGGCAGGAACCGAGCCTCAACGAGGAGCCGCCGTGGGACCAGCGGGCACCGGACCTGTTCGAGAAGGTCATCGGCTTCCGCTTCTGGCGGGTGGAGAAGGTCATGGGCACGTGGCTGCTTCTGCCGTGGGGGCAGGGAACCCCGGACTGGCGCGGGCGGATGGCGGTGCGCGCGCGGTGCGCGCGAGGGCAGCATCACGCCCCGGCGAAGAACCATCACTGCGGCTTCAACCTCTACCACGACGTCACGGTGAAGTCGGGCTACATGAACCGGCTCGTGAGCAAGCAGGCGGTCAACGTCGTGTACGGCGCGTGCGCGGCGTGGGGCGGCATGGAGGTTCACCGCGACGGCTTCCGAGCCGAGTGGGTGCAGCCCGTGGCGCTGGCGTACGACCCGACGTGCAGCGAAGTGCGGGTCCTCGAACCGGTGGAGATCGAGACGACATCCGTCGTCAAGCGCGTGTTCCGCCGCTCCGAGAGGACCGTGATGCCCGATGACCGCGAGCGCGTCACCGACATCGCCCGTGGCCTGCGGATCCCCGTCGTGTCGATCAGCGCTTTGCAGACGTTCGCGCACGAGCACGGAAAGCCGATCCCGAGGAGTCTCCGGTATGCCTAAACACGCTCTTGAGTGGACGCCGTTCGTATTGGCGCTCTCCACCACCGAGGCTGCGCGCCGCGAAAACGGCCCGTACATCCAACTCTCGGTCGGCATGTGCCCCGAGTGCGGCGCGCTCGTTGCCGAGGATCAGGCCCAACTTCACGAGGCGTTCCACGCTCGGGCGGGTGCCTGATGCCTAAGTACACGCCGATGGGGCGCGCGCTCGGCCTCGACCTCAACGCCATCGCACGGGCCGTCTCCGCGTGCGTGCGCGAGGACCGCGCGCTCAACGTTGACGAGATGACCGCCGCGATGGGCGGCGTGCTCCCGAGCAAGGGCGCGATCACGATGAAGTACGCGGTCAAGGAGGGCTACTTCGAGCGGACGACGCGAGATCCGCAGGACCGCTGGTTTCCGACCGAGAAGGGCCTCAAGACGTTCCCCGTGGAGGAGGCGCACGTGATGCCCGACCAGCCGACGGTGGAGTTGGGCGAGGGCCGCACGTTCACCGGCGTGTCGCCGGAGGAGGCGGCTACGTGGACCGGCGACGACGAGGGCTGGACCGAGATCGACCCGACCAAGGAGATCGAGCCGTGAGCGACGAGATGCAGGAGTTGGAAGCGCTGTACGCCGAGGCCGAGGCCGACGGTCTGTTCGTCAAGGAGTGGGATGGCATGGCGTGCGTCGGCGAGATCTCCAAGATCGAGGCGCTGCTCGCGAAGTCCACGCTGCCGAAGGACAAGGTGCCGAGCGTCGCGGAGTTCGTGAAGGTGATGTCGCTCGGCGACGTCGCGACCGCCGGTCTCGGCTGGCCGGGCGGCGGCGACACGCGGGCCGCGCGCGTCCGCGACGGCATGGAGAAGGCCCGCGACGCGCGCAAGCCGTGGCAGGAGCGCTTCCCCGGTGCGCCGAGCGAGGACTTCTTCCCGTTCGCGGAGCCTTTCGAGGAGAAGGGCTACACGTTCTTCGCGTGGCAGCCGTCCGGCGACGGTGCGCCCCGCCACTTCGTCTTGCAGGCGAAGAAGGACGGCGAGGTCGTTCGCGAGGTCACCGTGCCGATGGACTACCCGAACCAGTGGGGTGTGGACGTCGCCGACGTGCAGTCGCTAGAGGCCGCCACCGAGACGCTGATCGGTGAGTTGCCGTGACAGGGCGCGAGCTACGCGAACTGCTCCAACACGCCCGAGCGATCTGGAACGCGCCCGGCCGTCCGACGTTCGACGTCACGTTGCACTTGTCGATCAAGGACGCCGACGCGCTGATGCAGCACATGGCCGAGTGGGAGTACCCGCCGGACGACATCCTCGACGAGATCGCCGAGAGCTTGGAGCACCGGATCCTCGCGTACCTCGAACGCTACGAGCCGAGGATGTAGATGGGGCGATGGAGTACGCGATCAGGACGGCGATCAGGCGGCGGCGCAAACGGCCGAAGCCGCCCGGCCGTTTCTGGATCCTCGCGTTCATCGTGTTCGCGAACGGGCAGAGCGCGGTCCGCAACCTGCTCGACATCGCGGACGGCTCCGTCAGCGGCTTTGGGCGGGGTGTCACGGTTTTCTTGGTCGGCGTGGAGTTCCTGATCTTGTGGCGCTTCTGGCCGGAGTTCGTGGACGAGTGGAAGAAGTGGAGGGACGACGAGTGAGCACGCATCTGGTCATGGTTCGCAGCACCCGCCGGGCGCGCGATCTGTGGCGCACGCGCTATTGGGTGGACTGCGTGCATTGCGACATGCGCACCGGGCCGCACACCGCCGCCGACGCCGCGATGGCAGCCGCCGTCGAGTGCCCGCACGAGCAGCCGATGGAGTACCTCTGCCCGATCCACGGGCCGACGCCGTGGGTGAACTTCCGAAAGCTCTCGTCCCGCGAGTACGAGCCGGAGTGCGTGACGTGCGACTCGCCGGTAACCCCGATCTACACGTCGAAGGAGGAGAACGCATGGAGGGC